TTTAGATATGGGTTGTAATGGATGGGAGTATAGACCAGTTAGTTACGATGAAATAAAAACAATAATGAACATAAAAGAAATAGAAAGAATTGACCATCATTAATCAAATTTAAAAATAAAAAAAAAACATGTACGAAAAGAAAAAAAAGAAGGTTGAAGTGACAAATTCAAATCAAAAGCGTGAAATTAGACTAACTAAAAGTCTAGAAGATTTAGTTAGTCTTTTACCAAAAATAGATGTAGAAACTTTGGAAGAGGTTGCTATATTATCAACTGAGGTTGAAACTTTTGGGGTACCAAATGATTCGTTTTCGAACAAAACATATGATGATGATGATGATGATGATGAACCGTACTTAACTAATTCATACACTGAAGAAGTTAGTTTTATTGAATTTGCAATTATCAACGCTTATTTACATTCAGTGATGAAAGGTAAACAAAGTGGTATGGTTGTAAATGGTTACGGTACTAGCGATAATATTGGTAGAGTAGAGTTTGGAGGTAATTTCGAAGTTACAGGTTCTTACTGGTTTATTTGTAAGTTAGAAGATGATGAAAACGATTATATCTTTCAAACAAAAATGTTTTTAGATGGTCGAAATGAATTGAATAATCAATTTCATTTAACTTCTAAAAAAGGTATTGACCATAACGATTTTTCGAAATTGATTAAGAAAATTAAAACTCTTGCTTTTAATGAATCTGAATACAAAGGTAAATGTATCAAAGTTAAATTAAGAGAGGGTCGTTTTAAAGGTATTGAAATCATTGATATCGAAGCTGCTAGTAACGAACTTGTTCTTAATGATGTTCAAATGAAATTTATAGAACACTTTGTAACACGTGTGGCTAGAGGTGGTAATGCAAGATACTTACTTAATGGTGAACCAGGAACTGGAAAAACGGAATCAATTCGTGAGATTGCTAGAAAGCTTATTCCTAATGTAACATTTATTATTCCAGACTTCGGTAACTCTGAAGACTTAACGTCAATCATGGAAGGGTGTGAGATATTCGAAAACGCTGTAATTATAATGGATGATATTGACTTGTACTTAGGTTCAAGAGATAATGGTAGCTACACTCGTTTGTTAGGTCAATTTTTATCGTTCTTCGATGGAGTTAAGAAAAGAAAAATAAGTTTATTGGCTTCCACCAATGACAAAGGGTTAGTGGATAAAGCGGCTGAGAGACCTGGACGTTTTAACTTCACGTTAGATTATAGTTTCTTAGATGACGAACAAATAATCAAAGTATGTAAGATTCATTTACCAGAACAATGGAAGGTTCAAGAAGTGTACAATGCGCTTTCTGGTAAAATAAACGGTAAAAAAGTTAACATCACAGGTGCTTTCATAGCAAATTTAGCTGATAACATTAAAGAGATGTCTGAGGATGATGCTGAATGGGGTATTGATGATACTGTTAGTTTAATTAATGAATCTTACAAAGGGTTTTATTCAAGCCAAGTGGAAAAAGAGAAACAAACAATGGGTTTTCAAGTTAAATAAAAAAAACTTTTAGATAATTTGTTTTATCTGCATTTTTTTTTGTACCTTTGTACTATAAAAATAAAATCAAATATGGACATTAAAAAAAACATAGAACCAACGGATTTTGAAGTTGGGGTTGTTATAGGGCGATTTCAAACAAACCGATTACATAAAGGACATATTGACTTGATTAACCACGTCCTTTCAAATCATAAAAAAACTGTACTTATCCTAGGTGTGTCTAGAGTACAAAACACCAAGAAAAACCCTTTGGATTTTGCTAGTCGTAAAGCTATGATTCAAAAATCGTTTCCTAGTTTAATGATTTTACCAGTAATGGACCAAAGATACGATGAAAAATGGAGTTCAGAAATTGATTCAGCTATTTCTATGCCGTTTGGTGAAAAGAAAACAGTTATTTATGGTAGCCGTGATTCGTTCATTCCTCATTACAAAGGCAAATTTCAAGTTATTGAATTAGAAGCTAGCTTTAACCATAACGCTACAAACATTAGAGCAGATGTCGCTAAAGAAACTCTTGACTCTACTGATTTTAGGTCTGGTGTTATCTACTCAGCATTTAATCAAAGACCAGTCTCTTATCCAACAGTTGATATCTGTGCATACAACGATGAAGGTGAGATTCTTATGGGTAGAAAACCTAACGAGAAGTATTGGAGATTCGTTGGTGGATTTGTTGACCCGACAGATGAAAGCTATGAAAAAGCAGCTTTGAGAGAGTTTCGTGAAGAAACTGGTGGTAATTGTGTTATCAGCGACTTAAAATATATCTTAAGTCATAGAGTAAAAGATTGGAGATATGCCAAAGAAGAATCTGGGATAATGACTACGTTATTCTTGGGTCGCAAAAATATGGGTTACGCAAAAGCTAGTGATGATATCGCAGATGTTAAATGGATTCCAATTAGAGAGTTCAGTAACTTTGATACGGTTAGAACCAAAGTAATGCCAGAACACCGTGAAATGATGTTGGCTTTGGTTAACAAAGTTTACGATGAAAAACTTATACCAAATATTGGTGAAAGATTAGTTGAAAGAATTGATAATGTAACTTACACTGGTGAATAACATTAAATAAAGAACAAAAACATGAGTTTACAAAAAAAAATAGCTGAAAAATTAAAAACTGCGATAGAAAACAAAGATTGGGTATCTATTGAAGGTATTCAAAAATATCTCAGTAAAGCGTTAACAAAACCAAACAACTTGATTTTGTGTTCAGATGCTTACAAATATTCACATCACAGATTCTATGGTAGTGAAATGACTAAGATGGTATCTTACTTGGAATCAAGAGGTGGTAAATTCTCTGAGACAGTATTCTACGGGTTACAAATCTTTTTAAAACAATACTTAGAAGGTGTTGCCATTACGAAAGAAGAGGTTGATGAAGCATTTGAATATTTAGGTACAAAGCACGGTGTGTTTGGTCGTGACGATGTATTCGATAGAACAAAATTCGATTATATTATCGAGATGTATGATGGTAAATTACCTATCAGCATCAAAGCAGTTCCAGAAGGAAATGTAGTTGGAACCAAAAATGTTTTGTTCGTTATCGAATCTTTAGATGAGAACTGTGCATGGTTAACTAACTTTTTAGAAACTATCTTGTTGCAAGTATGGTTAGATTAATATAGCCCTTTATGGTGGTGACACCATATCGAAAGTATTCTAATTGCTGGAACGTCCTTAGAGCTCTTAACACTACAACGCAGATGGTAACATCAATCGTGAATGTTTGAAAAGGTAAGAGATTGGAAAATCAGCAGCTAAGTTTAATTTTTAATGTCTTTTGTGAAATAGTTATATATTTATTATTATAATTAATGTTGTAACATATGAAAGCAAAAGAGAAAATGATAGGTAAAAAGTTCAATAGGTTAACAGTTATTGAGCATCACAGTAGAGAAAAAGGTTACCTTTGTAAATGTGATTGTGGTAATACCACAATAGCTAGAAGTAATCTTTTAAAAAACGGTAGACACGCATCATGTGGTTGTTTAATGAAAGAAAAAATAGTTGAAAGGCAATCAAAACCAAATTTTGAAGGTCTTAAACATGAAATTTTTAGAAATTATTTAAAAGCAGCAACAAGAAGAAATTACTTTTTTAAGTTAACTACTGAGGAATGTTATAAATTACTAGATGGTAATTGTCATTATTGTGGTTTAGAACCACATATGGGATGGAAAGGCACTAAACGAAAAAAAATGGATACTTCTCCATTTAGAGTTAATGGTGTTGATAGAGTAAATAACTCTATTGGTTATTCTGTTGATAATTGTGTTAGTTGTTGTAAGTTTTGTAATAATTCAAAAAGTACCATGACGACAGAAGAGTTTATTTCTCACATAACTAGAATTTATACTTATCAAAATAAAGATTAAAAAAGTTCAACGACTAGTCGAAAGACGTACACTCAAGTGAGTGGAAATGGATACCATCTTATTTATAAGATGTTGATATAGTCTGGTCTACATTGAAAAATGTAGCAGTTCATAAGAGAACGGTATAGGGATTAACGAACCTATACGAACATCACGACCCGATTACGGTTGCTACACTTTCGAGAGAAGTTCGTAAAATAGTAGATAGTAGTTTTCAAAAAAACACATCATATGATACTGGGTTAAGAGAGTTTCTGGTTGATTACGTGTTGAATGACTTCGGTTTCCGTGGTGTATCGTCTGTACAATCAGCTGGTATCGGTGGCTCTGCTCACTTGGTAAACTTTAGAGGGTCTGACACAATCATGGCATCTAAATACATCAGAGATTACTACAATACAGAAACGGTTTATGGGTTATCTATCCCAGCAACTGAACACTCTATCATGACACTTAAAGGTGAAGAAGGTGAATTGGAAATGATGAAACGAGTACTTACAACATTCCCTACTGGGTTAGTTGCGTGTGTATCTGATTCATACAATATCTTTCGTGCATGTTCTGAGTATTGGGGAACTGAATTGAGAGACTTAGTACTATCTCGCCCATCAGAACCAGGAAATCAACTAGTTATCCGTCCAGATTCTGGTGACGTGTTAATGACATTGAAAGAAATTTTCACTATATTATTCGACAAATTCGGTTACACAGTAAACGATAAGGGTTATAAAGTGTTACCACCACAAGTTCGTGTGATTCAAGGTGATGGTGTTAATCTAGATTCAATCAAAGAAATCTATGCATTGTTAGAGGAACAAAAAATATCACCAGAAAACTTAGCTTTAGGTATGGGTGGCAAATTATTACAAGCCGATATCAACCGTGATACGCAAAACTTTGCAACCAAAGCATGTTATGCTATTGTCAATGGTGAAGAAAAGAATATCATCAAATCTCCAACTGAGATGGATGCTAATGGTAACATCACAAAATCATTCAAGAAATCAAAACAAGGGTTACTTAAATTGGTTAAGAATGACGATGGTACGTTTAGAACAGTTACTTCAATGGATTCTGAGTTCAACGATGTTACAGATGAGTTGGTAGAAGTGTTCAGAAACGGTATAATCACTAAAGAATGGACATTCGAAGAAGTGAGAGAACGAGCAAAAGTTTAATTATGGGAACAAAAGACGTTACAATAACAGACGAGTTTGTATTCTTTTGGAATGGGATTTATAGTCAATGGCATCCATCAAAGTTTGTCATTGCTGGAATCACTTACACTAGTTGTGAACAATACATGATGGCCCAAAAAGCTTTATATTTCAAAGATATGGAAGTATATGAAACTATTATGAATACTACAAACCCAAAAGAACAAAAAGCTTTGGGTCGTAGTGTTAAAAATTTCGATACAAATAGATGGAATGGAGTATGTAGAGAATTTGTTTATCAAGGTAACTTGGCCAAGTTTACACAGAATATAAGTTTCAAAACATCATTGTTAGCAACTGAAGATAGAGAAATTGTTGAAGCAAGCCCTTACGATAAAATCTGGGGGATTGGAATGGGTGTTGAACACCGAAATATTGAAGATAAGAGCAAATGGCAAGGTAAAAACTGGTTAGGTGAAGCTATTATGCGAGTAAGAGAAACTTTAAAACAATAAAAATTATGATAAAATACATTGATGGTGACTTAGTAAGAGATGCCGAATTATTTGATGTTATAGCTCATTGCTGTAACTGTTTTTGTACTATGGGTGCTGGTATAGCCCCACAAATTAAAAGTAAATTTCCAGAAGCTTATGAAGCTGATTGTGAAACAATAAAAGGTGATAGAGATAAATTAGGTACAATTACCTATACCGAAAACACAAAACCTATAATTGTTAATTTGTATGGTCAATATGACTATACTGGAAGACGAAATGGTCAAATGGATTTAGATTATGATGCTTTACGTTCTGCGTTAAGAGAAATGAAAAATAAATTTACTGGTTTACTTTTTGGTATGCCACTTATTGGTTGTGGGCTTGCTGGGGGTGATGAAAAAATAATTTTACCTATGATAGATGAAATTTTTAGAGGAGAATGTGTTACTATTGTAAGGTATAAACCTACAGAGTAATTACCTCCCAACCAATGGTATTCTTACTTTTATAAATATCTAGATATTTTGAAAAAGACTGGTTTTTATCAGAATAAATGAACCAAAAAAAATTATTCCACCAAAACATTTTATTTATCAAAATCTTTTAGTACCTTTGTAGTATGAAAGTAATATTCTTAGATAATGATGGTGTAATATGTCTATCCAATAATTGGGGGTGTCGTAATAAGAAGTGGGTAAAATATTGTTCTACTAATCCAGAATCATCTAAATTTCTTTGTCATGCACCAGCTTCGGTTAGGTTTGATGATTTTGACGCAAAAGCTGTTAAGGTTTTAAATCAAATATTAGAAGAAACTGGTGCTGAGATAGTTGTTTCTTCCGATTGGAAGAAACATGGGACATTAGAAGAATTAAGTGAATACTACATAGAACAAGGGATAATTAAGAAACCAATAGCCACGACAAAAAGTTTTATCGGTACTTATAAACCAGACGGTTTTCAGTGGGATATGTCTTTTCGTTATGAGCAAGAACGTTCTTTAGAGATTAACCAATATGTTAAAGATAACGAACAAATAACAAATTGGGTTGCTGTTGATGACTTAGATATAAGTTGGAGAGGAACATGGGGTGTTAAAAATTTTGTTATCACACCTAGAATTAATGAGGGTATCAAACAAATAGGTATTAAAGAGAAAGTAATTAGTTTTTTAAATAAATAATGTGAGTATAATAAAATCAATAAATGTAAATCATTTCGGGTATATGATTTCTAGAAACTGGGATAGAACTTTTTGGGCGTTTGATATCCATGGTACCATACTTAAACCTAACTACGTTCGTAACACTACAGATGAGTTTTACCCTATGGCGAAAGAAACTTTGCAATTAATTAGCAAGTTGCCAGATGTTGTTATGTTTTTATATACATGTTCTCACCCACATGAAGTCAATGAGTATTTAGCTTTATTCAAAGCTAATGATATTCTATTCAAGTATGTCAACGATAATCCAGAGGTACCTACTCAACCAGATGGTTATGGGAATTACGATAAAAAACCTTATATGAATGTTTTGTTTGAAGATAAAGCTGGTTTTGACCCAACCACTGATTGGTCAGAGGTTTATAATTTATTAACTAAACATTATGGTTAATTTATCTTTCAACGATAGTCGAAAAGATTGTATAAAAATAAAAACGGTTAATGGTGAAACTGTTTTGATGTCAGCAGATGATTTGAAAGCTATTATGGTTGATTACCTAAAGACAGAAATAGATTTTTTCGTTGATGGTATCACTGAACAAGATAAAATAAAATTAAAAGACCGTTTAGATTTTAAGCTAAAACAAATCGAAAATGGTATGTCAAGACACATTGATGATAAGATAAACGGTATTACTGAGAAAATAATTTCAAATTGTACTAATAGAATCATTGAAGGTGAAGTTGACCGAAGAATTAATAAAAAATTAGAAATGAAACACGATGCTAGAATTTAAAAACCCAATACCAGTGATTGTTGAAGAAGACAAAGAGGGTTATGCTATTTATGTTTCAAATGGTGGAACATTTGAAAACGATATCTGGTGTGTGGTTTTATGTGATGGTGGTCATGTTAGACATTATCTTAGCAACCAAATTAAAATTTATAAAAATTTAACTTTTAATATTACAAAATGAAAAATTTAATTTACGTTTTAGCGGCTTTTACGCTATTATTAATGACTGGATGTGCTGATGTTTCACAAATCCAATATATGAATCCTAGTGAGCATGTATATGGCTTTTGGGGTGGTACTTGGCATGGTATGATTATGCTACCATCATTTATTGGTAGTCTTATCTGGAATGATGTAGCTATCTATGCTGTTAATAATAACGGTGGGTGGTATGACTTCGGTTTCATCGGTGGGTTTTTTTTAATGGTTAAAGTTATCAAAAACATGATTCTTGGGGTTAAATCGGCTGTTCAGAAGTAATGAAAAAGAAAGTAGTTATATTTACAGGTGCTGGAATAAGCAAAGAATCTGGTGTTGATACATTCAGAGATTTGGTAGATGGCCTTTGGGAAAACCATAAGATTGAAGAAGTTTGTACTCTTGATGGTTGGAGAAAAGACCGTGAGAAAGTACTTAACTTTTACAATGACCGCAGAAGACAAATGCCAAGTGTTGAACCTAACAATGCACATAAAGCATTGGCTAGGTTAGAAGAAGACTTTGATGTAACTATCGTTACACAAAATGTTGATGATTTGCACGAAAGAGGTGGGTCTACTAACATCATTCACTTGCATGGTGAGTTAACTAAAGCTAGGAGTTCTTATTTAACTGGTAATCTTTTAAAAGTTAAGTTAGATTCTATTGACATTGGTTATTCTGATATTAATATTGGTGATAAATGCGAGAAGTATGGTGCACAATTAAGACCACACATTGTATGGTTTGGTGAATATCCTTTTGATGTAAATAAAGCTTATGATGCTTTTTTAACAGCTGATATTGTAATAATTGTTGGAACTAGTTTACAAATTGGTTATACCTTAAGTTTTTTTGATAACCTACCGAAAGGTTTTAACGTAATATACGTTGACCCTAACCCTAGTCATGATTTAGACACACTTGATTTAAACATTGAGTACGTAGAGAAAAGTGCTGTTGAAGGGGTGACAGAAATTGTGGAAAGAATTATTAACGAACAAAATTAAATATATGCATTATTTTTTAGATGGTACAATTAAACAAATTGGAGAGATACAGGAATTTGGTAACTTTAAAAAGAGAGAATTTGTTGTAAAAACAGAAGAACAATACCCAGAGATTGTTAAGTTAGAATTTATTAATGAAAACGTTGAAACATTAGAAAGATTTAGCCTTAATGAAGTAGTAACAGTTGCTTTTGTGGTTAAAGGAAACGAACATAATGGTAAATTTTATAACAATTTAAGGGCGATAGCTATTTGTGAGTATATAGATAGTAGGGTTGAGAAAGAACAAGCTAAAGCTAAAAAAGATAATAAACGGGTCCAAGTATTATTGGATTCTTATGTAAAAAAATAACCGAATGTCAGTACTAAAATTAGAATTAAAAAAAGAACACGTAACATTGTTGTCAAAATTACGTTGGTCGATGAAAGATAACATTATTTCTGGTGTTAAACATGATGGTGAAGAATATATGCCACCATTTAATGGTGATAGTCTTTACGAAGAGATTGACCTTATGTTGAATGGTATGCCAGCATATTTTGACCCATTTAATGTGGAAGAAATTAAGGAGTATTCTGACGAACAAAAAGCCGAGTGGGATAAATTATATTCTGAATTACCGATGGCTTTAGATATCATATTACACAACAATAGTTTCGAGTTGGGAACGTACAAAACAAAATTTCATGACCGAATGTGGAAAAAAATAAATTAAAATGAAGGCAAAATTTTCATTATACCTATTGATTAGTCTGTTAACGGTATTCGTTATTCAAGGCGTTTTTTTTGGAGTCTTTATGTTTGTGGTGGTTTTTAAGTATATTGTCATCGCAAGTGTAATAGCTGGTATTTTTTATGTTATTTGGTGGTACAAGTGGTTTAAAAGAACAACAGAAGAAAGATAAAATAAAAAAAGATTACTGTGACAATAATAAAATAAAGTTAATAATAATAAAATACAATGAAAAAACAGATAATTTATTAACTAAAATAAATAAAATAAATAAAATTTTAAAAAATAATGGTAAAAATTAAATTTAAAGATTTAACTGAAATTGAAATTGAGAAATTTAGGTTAGAATATGTTAATAGGTTAGAAAATAATTTAACAGTTGAGAAATTAGCAATTAAAATTGGTAATGACTTAGGGTTATCAGAGAGAACCGTTAGAAAATGGTTTAAAAAATTAAACTTCAAAGAAAAAGTTGAAATTGAACCAGAACAGTATGTAAAAGCCAAAACAAGAGTCCATGACGGGACTAAAAAACGTTTTATTATAAGTTGGGCTCAGAACAATACGCCTGTTCATACTGGTTTGATGAAAAACTTAGAAGCTTATGCTGAATTTATCGCTGCTGATATTCATATCATAGCTGGTAGGTATAGAAACCCTACTAGTATGTGGACAAATCAACAAGAAGAATCAGAATTTTGGGTTTCAGAGGTATTACCATACCTAGATGCTAACAGACATGATATACATAAGTACGTATCGATTATGTCAGATATTAAGATTCAACCAACGGCTGTGAACCCTATGACTGGTTTACAAGCGTTGAGTGGTATTAATTCATGCGTGTTTGGTAGCCCAAAGGTTCAGTTAGAAATGATTTCAGTATTAGAAGGTAACAAACCTAAAATGATGACCACTACTGGTGCTGTAACTAAAAAGAATTATACTGATTCTAAAGCTGGTAAAACTGGCGAGTTCCACCATACATTTGGATTCGTTATTGTTGAGATTAAAAATGATGACACATTTTTCGTTAGACAAGTAACCGCTGATGATAAAACAGGTAATTTTACTGATTTATATTATCGAGTTGAAAAAGGTGAGGTAAGTGAAGTAACTAAATTCGCTGCTGCTATATTAGGTGATATTCACTATGGACATCATGACCAAGACGTTTTAGATACAACACTTAGTTTATTTGAAAGAGTAAAACCACAACACGTTATATTACATGACGTATTTGATGGGTCTTCAATTACCCATCATGAGATTAAAGACCCTTTCATTCAGTATGGTAAAGAAATATCTGGCACTAATGACTTAGGTAAAGAGGTTGATTTTATGTTAGAATCGTTAAAAGCATTTGAAAAGTTTGATAACGTGGTTATTGTCAGAAGTAATCATGATGATTTCTTAGACCGTTGGCTTAAGAATGAAGATTGGAAGAAACAACCAACGTACAAAAATTCTAGACTTTACATGAAAATGTCTGATATGTTGTTAGAGCAATACTCTAACGACCCTTATAATGTCAAAGGAGTAATTCCAAGTATCATCAACCAGAAGTTTCCTAAGTTTATTACGTTGGGTCGAAGCGCTTCTTATCGGGTTAAAGATTGGGAATTAGGTCAACATGGTGACATAGGTTCAAATGGTAGTCGAGGTTCGTTATTACAATTTAGAAAATTAAATACTAAAATTGTGGTTGGTCATTATCACTCGCCTGGTAGAAAGGACGGAGCATTGGCTGTTGGTACTAGTACAAAATTAAGGGTGGGTTATAACAGAGGTGCCAGCTCATGGTTACAATCACATGTTATTATCCACACAGATGGTCGAGCCCAACACATAAATTTTATGCTAGATAAAGACGGTAAGTTGGGTTATACTACTTTTGAATAAGTTAATTTATCACCAACATTGTCATTATATTTAATAATAATAAGTGGAATATTGTTTAGTAAACAATATTCCCTTTTTATTTTATCATTAATTTTCCTAGAATTAAACCCTTGAACCCCACCAAAATGTTCAACTACTTTATAATGTTGAATCCCGTTAAATTCAATACAAATATTAAAATCTGGTAAATAGAAATCAAAAGGTAATTTTAATTTATTTTTACTTGCGTATTTAAAATAATCTTAGTACCTTTGTAGTATGAAAAATACAATTGAAATTAACTTGTATTTTGACGGAACTGTTGTTACGCATGATTACCCTAGAGTTGGTTATGATATAGGTGCAATTACTGTTTTAAAAAAATTAGTTGAGAATGGTCATAGACTTATTCTTTTCACGATGAGAAGTGATGGTAGTAATTTTGATAGATTAGATGGTACCACAGATAACCATGGTTTAACCGATGCAATTAATTGGTTTAAAACTAATGACATTCCTCTATATGGAATTCAAAAGAATCCAACTCAATTGAATTGGACAACATCACCTAAAAGCTACGCTCCATTAATGATTGATGATAGTGCTTTAGGTTGCCCTTTGAAGATAGACCTTGCAATTTCACCTAGACCATTTGTTGACTGGGTTAAAGTAGAAGAAATATTAACTAAAATGAATTTAATAAATGTATAAAGTATCGATATCGCATTTAAAAGCTTTTAAAGAAGCATTACAAGAATCAAATAGGTTACTTAAAATTATGTTAGGTTCTATCAATGATGATTTAATTAATAGAGCTATTGAATCTAACGAGAAACAAATTAAAATAATTACTGAACAATTCTACATAGATGAAAAAAGAAATTAGTTTTGACGAGTTCTTAGAAATCGAGAGCAAACTAGAAATTAAAGTTGGTCGAATAACAGAAGCGACATCAATACCAAAAAGCTATGGTATTAAAATGATTGTAGATTTTGGTGATGGTGATATTAGAAGTGTTTTTACTAATTTAGGTAAAACGCATAAACCAGAAGAATTCATTAATTTTACAACAAATTTTGTAACGAATTTAGCGCCTTTTGAAATTAAAGGGGTATTAAGTCAAGCAATGATTTTGCCACCAAAGAATATTTCTGGCGGTGAAGAATGGTATGAGGCGTTAGTTGGTACTAAAATCATTTAAAATGATGAAAACGATAGCTGCTGGTTTGTTTATTGTAAGAAAAAATAAACAATTATTAATAGCACACCCGACAAACCATAAACCTAATTTTTGGAGTATTCCAAAGGGTAAGGTTGAAGAAAATGAAACATTCTTAGAAGGAGCCTTGCGTGAAACGTATGAGGAAACAAACCTAGATTTATCTGGTTCTACTGATTTTGATATTTTTCCAATGCTAGGTGTTAATTACGGACATAAGAAAAAAATTGTTTATCCTTTTTTGTACTTAGAAAAAAGGGACTCAAAATTTAATTGGGGTGAGCAAGAACTTAAATGTAATTCTAACGTTCCAGCTGAACGAGGTGGTTTTCCAGAAATGGATGGTTATAAATGGGTTACTTTAGATGAAGCTAGAGACTTACTTCATGAAACACAAGTTGCTTGTATAGATAAAATTTTAGAAACAATAAATAAATGACTTTAGATTTGCATGGTGTAAAACACGAAGATGTTGTTAAGACAGTTGATGAGTTTATTTGGTTATGTATTCAAAATAACACTTCTAACGCAACCTTGATTACGGGTAATTCATATATGATGAAACAAATAGTTATTTCTTGTCTAGCTGAACATGGGTTAATACCGAACAATTTTTTTAATGACACAGGTGGTAGTCTTAGTTTTGATTTGTAATGTGGTATGTTTATTTGGTGGAATGCAACGATGGTACTGTTTACACTGGTATAACAACTGATGTAAATAAACGAATCACAACACATAATAAAGGCAAGGGTGCAAAATATTGTAAAAATCGTTTACCAGTTATTTTAAAAGCATTCTGGGGAGTTCAAAATAGGTCAGAAGCCAGTAAGTTAGAAATTAAAATTAAAAAGTTAAAAAGAAATGATAAATTATTATTAATAAATAAATTTGAAATGGACGTTTAGTTTTAGTAAATTCAGAACAAAACAGTATTTTATAATATTTTGATATATTTATAATAAAGAATAATTATGAGTACATCAAATACAGAGAATTTTAAAATTAAAGCTAATAATAAACATTCAAATAAATATGAATATAGTTTAGTCGATTATATTAATCAAACACAAAAAGTTGTTATAATTTGTCCGATACATGGAGAATTTAAACAGACTCCAAAATCACATATACAAGGTAAAGGCTGTTTATTATGTGGAAGAGAAGAGATGAAAAATAAATTAACTAAAAATAACGAGAAATTTATTTTTGATGCGATTAAAATACATGGTAATAAATTCGATTATAAAAATATTAATTATATCAGTTCACATAATGAAATAAAGATAATTTGTTCAATCCACGGTGAATTCAAGCAAACACCAAGTAATCATTTAAAGGGTCATGGTTGTACTTACTGTACTTATAATAATAAAAATATTGAAACATTTATAGAAGAGGGTGATAAAATACATAATAATAAATATGATTATTCAAAAGTTAATTATAGAAATAATAAAATTAAGGTTAAAATAATATGTCCAGAGCATGGTGAGTTTGAACAATCTCCAGACCATCATATCAACAGAAAACATGGTTGTCCTTTATGTAATGAATCAAAAGGTGAAATTGAAATTAAAGATATATTAGAAAATAAAAAAATAAAATATTTACGACAATATAAATTTCCTGATTGTAAAAATATTAATTTATTACCATTTGATTTTTATTTACCAGATTATAATATATGTATTGAATTCAACGGTATTCAACATTACAAACCAGTTAATTATTTTGGTGGAATAATAAAATTTAAACAACAACAAATTAACGATAAAATTAAAAAAGATTATTGTAAAAGCAAAAATATTAATTTAATTATTATTAGATATAATGAAAAAATTAGTGACAAATTGTGCTAAATATACCATGACAAGATTACCCGTTATTCTACGATATTCCTTTGAGGTTGAAAATAGAAGTTTAGCCAGTAAAGAAGAATATAGAATAAAACAACTAACTAGAAAAGAAAAGTTAGAGTTAATTAGTAACATTTAAAATAAATATAATGGGAGACGTAAAAAAAGTATGGAATGCTGATGGTAAAAAACTTTACCTTACTCATCCATCGCAAGAATTTGAAAAATTAGAAAACGCTATCTATACAGTAGGTGTAGACGAATATGGACGTTTTTATTTGGTTAAACATAGTGATGGTTTCACATTCGACTACAAATTATATGGTTTGGAGAGTGATTTGATTAACCGAATCATCAAAACATATAGTGCGACGAATAATAATTTGGGTATTTTGTTAAATGGTTTAAAAGGTACTGGTAAAACTGTTTCTTCGAAAGTTATCGCAACACAATTAAACCAACCAACTATCCTAGTAGAATCAAACATTCAAGGAATCCATACATTCTTAAACTCAATTTCTCAAAATATAACTATATTTATAGATGAGTATGAGAAGATATTTGGTGATTCATCTACGATGTTAACAATCATGGATGGTGCGTTAAATTCTGAGTTTAGAAGAGTATTCTTATTGACTACAAATGAGTTGTATATAGAAAAAAATCTTATACAAAGACCAGGACGTATCCGTTACCTTAAAAAATTCGAGGATTTGAAGCCAGAAGTTGTCGAAGAAATAGTAAATGATTTATTGATTCACACACAATTTAAAAAAGAATGCGTCAATTTCATTTCTAATTTGGAAACGATTACTGTTGATATTGTTAAAGCAATCATCAGCGAGGTTAATATTCATGAAGAAACTCCATCGGTATTTGAATCTATCTTTAATGTTAAAAAAATTAAAGGTAAACACAATGTTACAATGAGAGATAAAAATGGTGAGATGGTTGAAATAGCTAGCGGTGTTAACGTATACCCTAGACCTATGTACAGTGAGAATAACCAAGGTTATAGGTTTGAGATTGATGGTCAATCAATAGGTACTATTAGTCGTGTTATTAATTTCTCAACAATTGAGATTGAACCTTTTGAAGATAAAAAAGGTGAAAAATTAGGTTTTGAAGAACCACTATTCATTAAAATAGAAGATGCTGACATAGTTAACTATGCTTATGCTTACGATGGTTATGGTAGTGCTGTGGTTAATAAACCTAAAAAAGGTGTTGCTAACTTTACTAAAAATATCATTGATAAAATAACTTACAATGATAAAATAAATGACGATGATGGTGAAAATGATTGTATCTCTGGTGGGTAAAACAAAAATATAATAAGTATGTATATCGAAATAAGACACATAGTTGACGGAAAATTTGAGTTAGTAATGCCAGATGGTGAAATTAAGTCGGTTGGTCCCAACATTGCTGGTATGATTCGCTATACATACTTTGAAGATTATACATTACCACCAATTGGTTGGTCAGTTACACGAGAAAAATTGTTGAACGATTACCAAGAAAAAGTAATACCAGATATTATTGCTGGTAAAATAACACCAAATACTATGAATGGTTAAATGTTAATAAGAAAAAAGGTAGATTTAGGGGAATATATCATCGACATAGAATACGATGATGTAACTGGTGCAATTGAAGTGACCGTATTAGACGAACTTGAAGGAGTAATTGAATCTATTACTATTACTAACACAGACGATTCTAGTGATGACGAAGATAATAATGATGATGTAGGTTTTAACGATTACACTATCAACTTGAATTAAAATATTTCATGGAAAAATCAAAAGAAATACAAGCACCAAATGATTTGACATTCGCTAAAAACAATAAATGTATTTTTTTTGGCTGGGTCAATCGAAATGGGTAAAGCTGAGAATTGGCAAAAAAGAATAGTAGACGAGTTATCTTATAAAGGTTACACGTTTTTAAACCCAAGAAGAGATGATTGGGACAGCTCATGGGAGCAAAAAATTGAGAATAAACAATTCAATGAACAAGTATCTTGGGAATTGAAAGCGTTAGACATGGCAGACATCATTTTGATGTACTTCGACCCTAATACGAAGTCACCAATCTCATTGTTGGAATTGGGGTTACACGCCAAAGGTGGTAAACTAATCGTTTTATGTCCAGAAGGTTTCTGGAGGAAAGGCAATGTTGATATTGTATGTGAAAAGTACGATGTTAAACAGGTTGAATCGTTTGAAGAATTAATCAAAGCAATTAATGCGTAAAAAAATAATAGAACATAAACTTAATTCAGAGATAACAGCAAGTGAATTGCGTATTATTGATGAGGGAATAATGGCATTAGCTGATGCCATTAAATTAGCCAAATCAAAAGAACTTGATTTGGTTATGATTAACGAAAAAGCTCAACCACCTGTTTGTCGTGTAATGAATTATGAAAAGTTTATATACGAACAAAGTAAAAAACCTAAGAACAAAACACTTGACATGAAAGAAATCAAACTAGGACCTAACACATCTGAGAATGATTTGAACTACAGAATCAAACACATGGTTGAGTTTTTACAAAAAGGCCATAGGATTAAAGTTAGTCTTCAATTTAGAGGTCGACAAATGCAACATATTGACATTGGTCAAGAACAAATTCTTAAGACGATACTTGCAGTTGAAGAATATGGTAGCCCAGAGGCTATGCCTAAGTTAGAAGGTAAAAAAATGTTCGCCACGATTAAACCAAAACCATCTAAATAACCTTTACTAGTGTTATCATTATAAGTAATGTTGTATATGAAAAAACTTATATATGTTTACTTATCAGAAAATTATTATATAAAAACTAGTGATGTTGGAAATCAAGGTATCTATCAAAGGTATAGTGACCTAAGAATCTCAATTCCATTCAATGGTGATAAGCTGGTAAAAGATATTATCACCGTTTTTGGTCTTACTAAAGTTGAGGCCAAAGGTTACATATATGGATGGGCACGAATTTTCGAAGCCAACATTGATTTAGATTTTTACTGGAAAATGGGTGAAGAATTTCATAACTTTGTTTTTCCAGTAATTCAAAACGTTGCTGCGTCTACAGTTTCACAAGATTTAATTAGCATCCAACCAACGTCACCATCAACGGCACAGTTGGATTACATAGATTATTTTTACTCAAACGAAAATATATTTGAAAAGGTTATTAAATTTTTACAAAATATTTATAAACGAATATTTGGAATATTCAAAAATTAAGATTACCTTTGTAAAAGAAAAAAAAGAATGAAATTTGATATATTAAAAACAAGACGGGGGAAACTTTCAGAAAAACTAAATAATGAGATTCAAAAACCCAAACCAAACATTGAAAATGTTTTAAGAATCATAGATGATTATGAAAAAAATAACTTGGAAACTATAGATAAATTAAAGAAGGAAAAGTTATGTGAAACAAAAAGAATAAGTGGTGCACTTAAACAAACAATAAACGCACATTCAAATATAACAAAAGTATTGATTGGTTCAGCAACAAAAAGGATATATGGTGCTCTTTTAAATAATGGTTTAAAATATAATCGTTATCTAAGGGTTTACAAAGCAACGTTGATGTTAGTGACAATGGTTTTGATTATTTTAAGTGTGTTTGTTGTGTTAATTAAAAAGCTTTAAATCACATGACAAAATTAACAGCTATCGATACTATCACGTATAATAATATCATTTATTAACATTAAAGACGTAATTAAACGTTTAGAAACAGAAAATTAGAATTATGGAAAATATAAATAAATTATCGGTATTTGATTTTGATGGAACGTTGGTTGTAAAATAAATTTGATTTTGAGAAATATTGTGATATTTATTAATAAAACAATATTATGGAAAAAAAGATTTGTCAAATTTATAAAATAGTTTCGCCATCTGGTAGAATTTATATCGGTAAAACGAGTAATTTAAAATTAAGACTTGATTATTATAGACGTTTAAAATGTAAAAAACAACCATTAATATATTACTCATTATTAAAATATGGTTTTAGCGGTCATAGTTTTGATGTTATATACGAAGGTGAACATTCGTTAAATGAAATAAATGAAATTGAAATCAATTATATAAATGAATATAATTCTTTTCATGGTAATAATGAAAACGGAATGAATTTAACATTAGGTGGTGATGGTGGTTTTGGTGTTATTTATTCAGAGGAACGTAAACAAAAAATAAGAGAAGCGAATAAAAATAGAGTTTATAACCCACATTCAGAAGAAACAAAAAAATTAATTTCTGAAAATAGAAAAAAAACTGGTAAAACTTTAGCTCACCAGAAAGCTATTGATAACCTTAGAGGTAAAAAAATAATTAAATCTGAAGAATGGGTTAAAAATAATGCTGAAAGTATTAAAAAACCTATTTTACAATACGATTTAAATAACAATTTTATTAAAGAATGGAAAAGTGCACAAGATGTTGAGAATGAACTTGGGTTGTCTAGAAAAAACATTAGTGCAAATTTAAGAAATAAAACAAAACACGCTTATAAATACATTTGGAAATATAAAAACTAATATTATGGAAAAAAAAATAACTAGACTAGCTGTTTTCGATTTTGACGGCACTTTATTAATGACACCTCTTCCAGAATTTGGTAAAAAAGAATACCAAGAAAAAACTGGAAAGGTTTGGCCTTTCCCTGGATGGTGGGGACAACCTTTCAGCTTAGATATGGATATCTTTGATATGCCAACGGTGCCAATGGTTACTTCAGCATATAAGAAAGAGAAAGTTAACGCAAACACATGTATGGTTATGTTGACTGGTCGAATAGTGAAGCTAGGTGACTTGGTAAAGAAAATCTTAGACGCAAAAGGGTTAATATTCGATGAGTACCATTTCAACAGAGGTGGTAGTACTGATGTTGCTAAAATAAAAACAATGGAATCATTGTTAGAAAAATATGCTAACGTAAATGAATTAGAAGCTTGGGATGACCGTAAGGAGCATATCCCAATATTTCAAGAATTTGGTGATAAGTTGGTTAAAGCTGGTCGATTAACGAGTTTTAAAATTAATTTAGTTCCAGCACATAGACATTAATAAAAAGAGATTAATATTGGTCTCTTTTTATATTTCTATTAGTATAACTACAAAGTGGTTGTAGATTGGTGTAGTGATTAAGTTTAATAACGTCTTCTTCACACATTGCTGAACTAAGTGGTAGTATATGGTCAATATCCCAAGCAGTATTAATTTCTTTGGGTACCCCATTCCAATTACCACGATTTTCCCAATTCATCCATTGTTCAAACTTAGATTCGATATGGGTTTTAAATTCTTCATAAGAACACCCAAGTATTTCATACGACCTATATTTTTTATAAAAACCTTTTTTCTTTAAACTTTGATTTATTGATGCGGAAACATATCTCTTTAGTTTATAAAGAATATCAGTACTCATCATTTTCTTTACATAATCATATTTAGCTTTTTTATGTTTTTCTGGGTTTTCTAACCCCCATAATTTCTTTTTTAAATTTAATTTTTCTTTATTTTTAATAGCATATTCTTTATCTTTTTTTTTCTTTTTTTCTTTATCTAATTTTTCGTATTTATTTTTATTAATAATTAAACGTTCTTCGTCACTTAAAGCATTATATCTAGCTTTTTGTTGTTTTGATATTCTTAATTTATTTTTTTTACGATATTCCATATCGTAAAGTCTTTTAGCTTCTTTTTTTTCTTCTAGTGTCATAATTTATATTTATTATAAATATCCACATATTTTTAAAAAGACGATAGAATTGAACATTATTATTTGGATATATAAAAAATTAATAGTACCTTTGTAATATGAAAGAATATATTTTATGTGCGGCAAACCATTATGATGATGGTAAAGAGATGACTCATGGCCCAAAAAACATTGAGTCTGGATTTGTAATTTGTGGTAGAAGACACCACAACTGTATTAGCATGTTTGCTAAGATGGTTGGTTTTCCATATGATGAAAATGCACATGCTTTGAAGCGAACTGAAAGACAAGGGTTCTTAACCAATACTGATAGATTTGTTGAACGTGAAGAAGCGGCACAAATCGCTTTTGAGGCTGGGCAAATAACACAACACAAAATAGTGTTGTTCTCTGAAGACTTATATTAATGATAGACAAAAAAATCATAGATAAACTAATTGAACGTGATGGAAAATACGATTTCATCAAATTGATTCAGTTTATGGTGGGTTCTGAATTTGTTTATAAAGATAGAAAACTTAGAGGACCTTTGGCCATTGCTACACTTAATGGTGTATTGTTGGATATGTCGGTGATTAATAGATACCATGACAAGTTGGTTTACTTCATATTGCTTCACGAAACTGCACACATGAAACGTATTAGTAGAATGGGTAAAGACTTGATGTTAGCTAATTTATCAATAGAAGACTTTAATGAATTCACAGCACATATCTTTGAAGAAGAAATTTTTGCAGACAGATACGCATGTAGATTGTTTTACCACTTCAACAAGGAAATCTACCCATGGTATGAAACACAACAATTAAACCTAAAATATAAACAAGAACAGTATGGGCCAATGGCTAGAATGTATTACGGGAAAATACAAAATAACGAAGAAAAGTACAATGAGATGATTAATGATTTCATTGTCGATTAATAAAAAAGAATGATTAAAATAAACGATATATTAGAAGGAAGACTAAGCATGAACATTTTTCACCCCACCTTTACTTAAATTATCTTTACACCACATTGGTTTAATGTTTTTATAATTAACAGCTATTAAAAATTCTTCCCTATTAGATAAATTAAACGATGATAATGGTTTTACATGGTCTAAATGCCAAGTATCACGACCCCAAGTATCCCAAGACATTTTATCTTCAAATTTTAATTCAATATAGTTTTTAAAATATTCAATACTACAACCTAAATCACTTACTGCTGAACCAGATTTATATTCGTTTTTAATAGCTGACCAAAGTCTAGTTCTTAAATTACAGGTTATTTTATAATTAATATCAGTTTGTTTTTTATTTTTTCTATATTGGTTTATATTATTTTTATTATCTAAACGATATTGTTTTAATTTATCAACATTATTTAGCCGATATATTTTACCTTTTTTAGCTTGACAAATTTTACAATCTGCTCTATACCCATCATTACTTTTTTTATTTTTATTAAATTCACAAATAGCTTTATCATCATTACAAACACTACAAATTTTATTATGTATTAAAACATAGGTTTCTGGATTTAATAATCTATCTTTATTAATATTATAAAATTTTTTTCTTTTTATTGAAATTTCATTAAAATTATTTAATGTGTAATTTTTACTATATTCACATTTACATTTTTTACATATATTATTTAAACCGTCTCTATTATCTTTAGCTACACTAAAATTAGATATTGGTTTATCTATTGAACATTTTTTACATACTTTAGTTTCCATTTTTAATAATTATTTTATTTTCTACATCTAATCTAATTAAATATTTTATTCTGGCTGATATTTTCATATGGTTATCATCACATTTTTTTGTAAATTCTGTTTTTAATTCCCCATCAATATTTAGAAGAATTCGTTTGTCTTGTTTTTTCATAATATATAGTTTCTATATATAAATATAAGTAATTTTTAAAAAAAAACAAATTTATATGAAAAAAAAATTGTTTATTGAAATATTAATATGTATATTTGTAAAAAAATAATAATGATAGAAAAAAAAATAAATAGAATTAATGTTGGTGACATACTAGAAGGGCGAATCTCAATGACTCAAAGTGGGTCCGCATATTTGGTGAGTGAGAATTTACCAAAAGACATTTATGTTCATAAAACCAACACTAACCATGCGTTGCATTTGGATAAGGTAAAAATTGAGGTAATGGTTGGTCAAGGTCGTGCACTTGAAGGTAAAGTAATTGAGGTAGTTGAGCGTTTTAGAACAGAGTTTGTTGGTGTAATCCAAATAAGCGCTAAATTTGCTTTCTTTGTTCCAGATAGCAACAAACTACCAATTGACTTTTTTATTCCATTAAACAAGACAATGGGTGCTACAGAAGGCCAAAAAGTAATTGCAAGTATAACTGAATGGAAAGAAGGTGCTAAAAACCCTAACGGTGAAGTTATCAGAATTCTAGGTAATGCTGGTGAACACGAAACTGAGATACATAGTATTTTAGAAGAATATGGTTTACCTTACTATTTCGAAACAGATGTAATTATGGAGGCCAATTTGATTTCTACAGAAATTACACAAGAAGAAATTGATAAACGTAGAGATATGCGTGATGTACTTACCTTCACAATTGACCCAGCTGATGCCAAAGACTTTGACGATGCGTTGAGCGTGGAATGGCTTGATGGTGAGTTGTATGTTGGCGTTCATATTGCCGATGTATCACATTACTTACGTCCAGATAGCGAATTAGATAAAGAAGCTTTTGCCAGAGGTACAAGTGTTTACTTAGTTGATAGATGTGTCCCTATGCTTCCAGAGAACCTATCTAATGGGTTATGTTCGTTAAGACCTAATGAAGATAAATTATGTTTTTCTGCTGTCTTTAAGTTAGACCACAATGGTCATGTGTTAGAAGAATGGTTCGGTAGAACCGTAATTAACTCTGACCACAGATTTAGCTACGAAGAAGCGCAAGCTATCATTGAATTGGGTAGGTTACCTAAAGACGATGTTGAGGGTAGAACCAAAATACTATTGGAAGACACTGGTTTAAGGTTATTAGGTTGGGACCCAGCTAGAAAACTAGCCGATGCTGTATTGGCGTTGAACAAGATAGCTAAAAAGATGCGTAAAGTTCGTTTGATAAAAGGTTCTTTATCATTTGATAAACAAGAGGTCAAATTCAAATTGGATGAGAATAGTAAACCAACTGGGATTATATTCAAGGTTGCCAAAGACTCAAACAAACTTATTGAAGAATACATGTTGTTAGCGAATAAACACGTAGCTCAGTTCATCAACACGAAAGGTTTACCCAACGTGAATAGAGCACACGATAAACCTAACGAAGAAAAGTTAGCAGCGTTAAAAGACTTTATTGTTCAGTTTGGTTACGATATTAAAATCGATACCCCAGAAGAAACAACAAAATCCCTTAACAAATTGTTAATAGATATACGTGGTACTGCTGAAGAAGATATGGTTAATAACTTAGTTGTCAGAACAATGCAAAAAGCAAACTATACAACAAAAAACATTGGTCACTATGGTTTAGGTTTTGCTAACTATTCACACTTTACTAGTCCAATCAGACGTTACAGTGATGTAATCGTTCATAGATTGTTAGCTTTGTATTTGGATGAGAACAAGAAAACAACACCTAAGTTAGAGAAGTTAGAAACTAGATGTATTCATTTATCTGAAAGAGAAAAGAAAGCACAGAAAGCTGAACGTGACTCAATCAAATACATGTATTGTGTTTATTTAAACGATAAAGTAGGTACTGTAAATAAAGGTATAATCACATCATTAACTGAATACGGAATATACGTTGAATTAATTGATTCCAAAGCCGAAGGACTTATTAAGTTATCTGAAATTTCTGGTGATACATATCAAGTTGATATGAGTAACTATTGTGTTAAAGGGTATAACACAGGTGATAAGATTCGTTTGGGTGATATGGTTCACGTTGTAGTTTCTAGTGTAGATATCGATAAAAAGAATATTAATTTAACAATAATTCGATTATAGTATTGATTTATATACAAAAAAAATTACATTGGTAAAAATTTAATAACATGACTGATGAAAAATTAATAACCGATTTCTTAGAAAAAAACTACAGAGTAATTACTGATTACGTTTATTTTAAAGTGGTTGAAAAAGATAATTATACCAGTACCACACCGAATGAATTTTTGGTTACTTTTAAGACTATCTTTGGCTATTTTATAACCATCGATAACGAAACTAGTGTTGAATTATTCCATAAATGGTTTGGTTTTCATAAGCGTATATTAACAAAAAAACTTACAGAGTATTTAGAGACATTAGATATGTCTGAGGGTAGTGTTAAACTACTTTTTAAAGCTGTTAATAGATTTAGTCATGGGAATGATAAAGATTTATATAATGGTGAGTTCATCGAGAACTATTTCAATGATTACTACAAAGAAACAGTGATTGACTCACAATTGAAAAAAATATTAAAAAGTTTTCATGTTGAAGCTGGTAGTCAAGCTTTAGTAGAAACAATCTCTGAGAAACTTACTTTTGAAACACCAAAAATTTATCAATATGCTTTGGACCATTTAAACGAGTGGTACGCCAATACTGTTATTGGTGATAAGATGAAAGACTTTTTAACTCAATTAGTTATCACTTTAGGTTCTAGAAATTGGGTTGTTACTTGGATTGGTCATGGACCTTTGAGTAGAGAAAAATTATTGAGTCAGTTCAAGAATGAGAACGAATATCACCATAAATTTATTGTTAAGATGTATGACGAGTGGTATGAAACTGCTGTGATTGACGCATCTGAAAGAACACTAATGAGAAACAATTATGGGAACAGTTTTCCGACTGTTAATCTTCCATCAAATTTTTAAATTTTCATAAAAGCTTGGTTTATTGAATTTTATTTCGTACCTTTGTATAACAAATACGAAAAATATGAAAAATTTGAAAACAATTTTGATGTTAATAGTCCTAGGTTTTATCGTATTAACATCATTTACAAAAACTACAAAAAATACTTTTGTCAAAGCGACATGGTATGACATGCATGGAAGAATAAGTGCTTCTGGTGTTAGGATGCACCGAGATTCAGCCACATGCGCTTACAACGCCTTACCCATGGGTACTAAATTGTTAATTACCAACACTCAAAACAATAAACAAACAGTGACAACTATTACCGATAGAATGGGGGATAAAAGACCAATGATAATTGATTTAAGTTATAAAACTTTTGGTAATATTGGTAGCCATAAGACTGGTGTAATAACTGTTAAAATTGAAATTATAAAATAAAAGAAACATGACTATTACGGCACTATCTGATTCTCACAATCAACACAATAACATCCCTAGCAAATATTTGGCTGGTGGTGATTGTGTTATCCATGCGGGTGATGTTTCTAGTAGGGGTACCAGACAAGAGATAGAAGTTTTCCTATCATGGTATAACGATTTACCTTATAAGTACAAGATTTTCATTGCTGGTAACCACGATTTCTTTTTTGAGCAAGCACCAGAGTATGAGATAGAAGCTATGTTAGCAAAATACCCTAACATTACCTACTTGAATGATAGTGGTGTTGAGATTGAAGGGTTAAAGATTTGGGGAAGTCCAGTACAACCTTGGTTCTATTCATGGGCTTTCAACCGAAAAGGAACTGAAATATGCCCACATTGGGATTTGATACCATTAGATACTGATATACTAATCACACATGGTGCAGCCAAAGGATATTTGGATTTGACACTAAAGGGTGACGTAACTGGATGTCCTTATTTATTGGAGAAGATATCTGAACTAACAAATTTAAAGTTGTTTGTTCATGGACACATACACGAAGCTTATGGAAGAGTTGATTTTCCAGATGGGGGTGTATTTTTGAACGCTAGCGTTTTGAATGCTAGATATGTAATGAGTAATTTACCACATGAAATTGAAATAACAAAATAATATGATTGATAGAATTAAAAAACACATTATTGAACGAGATGCTATTATAGTTGAATTAGAAACTATTATGGGTCATTGTGATGATAGCCCAATTAACTTGGATTTCATCGACAAAAAATGGTTGGTAAATGATGATGAACTCCATCTTCAAGTTGATGATGAAGATTTAGAAGATAACTATTATGGTTATGACATTTCATCTATGGGAGCCAAAGGTGAAGATTTCTTCATGGGTGATAAAGATGGTTACACCTATGTGATGGGAAATACTGGTGATTGGGAACAAACGCAAGTGTTTATATTGACAACAAAAAACAAAGTTGAATATGAGTAATAAAAAAACAACAGATGAAAAAGAAATATTAATCTGTGAGTGTCACTCAACCGACCATCAACTTATAATTCTTTATAGTGAAGATGAATTAGATAATGGTAGCAAATATCCAATGTGTTATTTCCATATTCATTTAAACAAAAAACCATTTTGGGAAAGAGTTAAATACGGAATCAAATATATTTTTGGGTATAAATGCAACTATGGTGCATTTGATGAATTTATCTTTAACCCAAAAGATGCGAACAAATTACAAGAATTAGTAGATTACTTAAATAAATAAATAAATAAATATGACTAGTAGAGACTTCGCATTTTGGCTTCAAGGTTTCTTTGAAGTAGCTAACCCAATTACTATCGGTAGCAAAGAAACCGATATGATTAAAAAACACTTGAACCTTGTGTTTAAGCATGAGATTGACCCAAGCATGGGTGGTCCAGAACATCAAGCTGAATTAAATGAAATTCATAAACCACAATTTCCTATGAGGGACAGTGATGGTTCAGTTTTAAGGTGTTAAATAAAAAACAAAAAAAATGATACAAAATACTTGCATTTTTAAAAAAGAGTTAGTACCTTTGTATCATATTAATCACATATAGAAAGACAAACAAGTAATAAGTTAGTTACAATACTACAAGAGGTGTTATGTTTGTTAAGTAAGATAAGTTGTAAACTTAACTGTAGAAAGAATGTAAGTCTCATAAGGTAATTTGAGCAAAGTTTTATAAGGGTGTTAAGCTAGGCGGTGTATGAGGGTTTGGGCTTATATAACTTATACATTCTTGGTGATATGTGATTTATTAAAATATTTGTTCAAAGTCAACAAGTAGTGTTAACCACACTGATACCAGTAAGGTCTGGTGCGTGATATTAGGCTTAGCGGCTTAGATGTAATCAAAACTTATGAACTTGGTATGTTCAGACACTATAGTCAAACACAAATGGCGTTTGTTGATTAGAGGTAGCGCTGGTCGGCTAGACCGAAAATAGTAGGGAGTACGAGTTCCTAAAGAGGTGAAATATCCTCGTGCATGTACGCTACTCATCGTGTTGTGAAGATGGCAAATATTAGACAAGTGGTGGAAAAACTGAGCTGGCTTCGTAGGAGCGGTGGTTCTAGGAGAATCTTAAATCAGTAGACACAATAATGGCTGGAGGTGTGGGCAAATCTCATTAAACACCCAATCCGAGCGTGGCTAGCTTGGCGGTACTGATTCAAATTCAGTCTTGTCTACAAAAACCGTTAGGGAGGAAGAATGATTGGAGTTTCTTTTGTTTAACGTGTTAGATTAAAATCGGATAGGTGTACAACTTGAAGAGGTGGTTACTAACATTTAGAAAGAAAATTATTCGCTGGGGGCATAACCTAGAGATTGCGGGTCCGAATCCCGTTCTCCCCACGATTGCTAACACATTGGTTTTGTGTTGAAAACTGGGATAACATACCAATAGAGGTAAACTCTGTGAAAAGAAGCACTCAGAAGAAGGAGACCTATAGACGTATAGGTTTTGAAAGTCTGCAACTAAACCTACTTAGACTTTGTAAAGTAAAGTCAATTTGGTTGGCTTGGAGAAGGTCGGTTCGATTCCGATGGAAGGTGTTGGCACGGGTAGCACCCTACAGAGAGGTTCGAGTCCTTTCCCAACCACAAATCAACAGCAGAGTGGGGAGATTTGTATCTTATTTCCTCTTGTCGAAAACCAATAACACGGGGTACGCTTTCAGTGTGAGGTTATTAGTCAGTAGAAACATGATGGTCTGGATTTGAACGAAACATCTCTTGTGGGTTTTTGGTTAGTTAAAAAGCTTAGCGCTTTGAGATACTTAACTGACCAAGAACATCAAATAAGAGGGGCCAGAGAGTTTTACGGTGACGAAGTTTACAAAGGCAAAGCTTGTTTTCGGTGATGTGTGCCAGAACCGATGGTAGAAGGGAAAACCTCTGACAACTAGGAAAGACTAGTAATTTGCGAGAGTGGCGAAGTGGTAAACGCTAAGGTCTTTAGCCCGAAGTACAAGGGAACAACTAGGGACTGGGTGTCGGTGGTTCGAGTCCACCCTCTCGCACAAAATTGGGGAATAGCAACATGAAGGTCGGCAAACTTTCAGACGGTTATAATCCTTTCTATCACGTTTAACTTTGCCGAGCGACATAGTGATAGTTGATTCATTGGTAGAGTGGACACTATGGTGGGCGTTGAGCCCGCAGACGCTGGTTCGAATCCAGTATGAGTTTCTAGGTTATATTATTAAAGCGACATTGATGTGAGTAATCACGTGAGGCACACATAAAACAGTACTATTGAAAACATTGTGGTGATAGACCACCATATAATATAACCAAACATATCGTTAGTTTAATGGTAGAATGCCGAAATGAGAGCACATCGGAAGATTAAGTACCAATCGCTTGCGGTAACATAGGTTCGATTCCTATACGATGTACCACTAATTAGTAAAATTATGAGAATTATAGCACTAGGTGATACTCATGGAAGAGTATTATGGAAAGAAATAGTAGCAAAAGAGAAAGATGTTGACAAAATTATATTCATCGGTGACTATTTTGATACCCATTACGATATTACTGTCGACCAACAGATAGAAAACTTCAAAGAATTATTAGAATTTAAGAAAAATAACATGGACCAAGTAGTTTTACTACTAGGAAACCATGATTTTCATTACTTAAAAGATGTCCAAGAAAAATATTCTGGGTTTAACCCTTTTAAATTCACAGATATCAATGAAATATTAGAGCCAGCAGTTACCTATGGACTGGTTCAAATGTGTTTTGTCTATGACAAATATGTGTTTACACATGCTGGTGTGACAAAAACATGGGCTGGTTTCTATGATATTAACTTAAACGATTTAGAAAATTCTATTAATCAATTATTTGTTAACAATAAATCCGCTTTTAGATTCACTATGGGTGACAATTTTGACCAATCTGGTAATGATATTACTCAAACACCTATATGGGTTAGAATACCATCTCTATATAAAGATATGATTGATGGGGTTACCTGTGTTGTAGGTCATTCTACATTAAAAAAACTAACCATTAACAATAATATTATTGGTATTGACACAATTGGTACTACTGGTGAATACCTAGAAATCAACGATTTAATACCCACGGCAAAAAAACTTTAATTTTTATTAGGATATAAAGTAATTTATATCTACCTTTGTATCATGGAAAATCAAGAAGAATACTTAAGTAAAGTCAAGGTTCAAGTAGCTACATGTTCTAAATGTGATGGTGCCGTTATGGTGGCAGTTACTCATAAGATGGATAGACGAGCAACAAGAGAGTTTGCCAAGCTATTGGAATCGGGTTGTGATGTACATTCAACCAATGTGGTTGTTGCTAGAACACTTAGATGGTGTTGGGATGAACGAAGTAACTGTGAAGGTATGTGGCCAAAGAAAAACAAAAAAGTATTAAAACAAAACAACAATAAAGATGGAAAAACAATTAAAAGAAAATAATTATGGGATGGAACAGAGGTAAACCAAACGCTTGGGAAACAGGTAATTGGGATGGGAAAAAAACAGATAGGTTGTTAGTATTAACCAAAGGTAAGGATATTAAAATAGGTGTATGTTATATAGGTTTTATGGACGGAAGTGATTTTGAAGAGTGGTCTTCAGATGATGGCTACTTTATTAATGATGAAGTCATAGCTTGGATGCCGTTACCTGAAATATTTTAATTAAAAGAATAAACAGAGTTTTATATAGTGAACCTAACTTATACGTGGTAGCATAATATATAATGTCTTGATAAAATTCTATTTTTATTCTTTTTTAGCTAAAAAATTAGGGTGACAATAAAATTAGTATTACCTTTATAAAATAAAATTAGATAGGTTTGAGCGACCTTTATAAAACTCAAAAACAAAATTATGAAAGGAGCATTAGGGTTATTGGCAATCGTTGCCGTTGTATATGTCTTTTGGTTGACATACGTATTTATTAAAAGAACAAGAAAAAAAGATTAGTATGATTTTTATTTATTTATTCGCAACGTTTTTAGCGTTCTATTTCTCTTACAAAAAGTATTCTCGTGAGATGGAGAGTAGAGACAGCTATGATGATTTGGTTTATACACAGGCGTTCTGGAAGATTGTAGGGATTACAATTACATGGCCAATTTTCGTACCACTTGCGTTAATGTGGAAATTATTAGATTATTTTTTTTACAAATTAACAAAACAAAAGTAAAATGAAGAAATTTTTAGGTTTATTAGGTGTATTAACATTATTGTTGTTAATAGGTTGTACAACTGTCGATTCGGGACATAAAGGAGTCGAGGTTAGTTGGGGTGGAGAGACCAACATGAATAAAATTTACCCAGAGGGGATGAATGGAGGTTTCCATTGGGTTTGGGATGAGATGGTCGAGTATGATGTTAGGGAGCATACTATTGTGAAGGTTTTTGAGTTTAATGATAAAAACGACATGGTAACTAAAGTTCAATTATCTTTAGACTATAATCTGAATCCGAACCAATTACAACATTTACACACAAAGATAAACGATGTAAATATAAAAATTGAGAGTTCTTTATCTTCCGCAGCCAAAGAAGTTGTGCCACAATATTCAGCAACAGACTTGAACAGACACCAAAGAGGTGTGGCCGAAAAAGCGCTAAGTAAGATATTACAACAAGAGTTGCCAGAATTTTTTGTGGAGTTTAAGCGTGTGAGAATTACTGATGTGGACATTCCACTAGAAGTATCTAAACTAGCTACGGAAACAGCAGTACAAATAGGGAAGAATGAGTTGGCTTCAAAAAAAGAGGAAGAGCAAAAGAATTTAGCGGCAGCAAGAATTGCTAAATCAAAAGGAGATTTTGAATCTGCTCTCTACGATGCGAAAACTAAAGATATTCTATCTCAACCTAAAATGTTGGAACTACAACGTGTAGAGAATGAAAGGATTATTGCAGAAGGCTTTAAAAAACATGGAAAGTCTATTTATGGTCAAAATAATTATTTTGGTGTAGGTGCACCAGTGCTTTTGAAGAACTTAGAGTAAAATAGTTTTTATAATGGAGAAACGAACCGTAAAAGCAACGCCTCCAATTAGTCCACATAGCTCAGTTGGTTAGAGCACTCCCCCAATGTGGGATAGGTCACAGGTTCGACTCCTGTTGTGGACACTATTTAAATACCTTTTATATTTAAAAACACATAAAAAATGAATAAAATTTGTTCTAACAAGAAAGCATATTTTGAATATTTCATTCTAGAAAAATATACTGCTGGTATTCAATTACAGGGTTCAGAAGTTAAAGAAAATTAATTTAATTGTTTATTACAATAGTTTAAAATTTCTGGTTTATCTTTTATATAATAACACTCACCCATACCATGGAATTTTATAGTCGGGGTGTATTTAATTTTTTTAAAATACCTGTGTAACGCTTTTTCTATGTTAAACACTAATTCTGGTTCAGCTTCATGTGTTAATATTATATCATATTTATAAGGCATATGTTTATTACTAGGGTATCTTCCTTTTAAGTTGTTTATTGTTATACCTATTTTAATGAATTCTTCAGTATCATTATAACATTTAATAATATATAACATTGGTTTAGCCTTTATGTTTTTAGATATAATATTTTTCCAACTTGATAGTGAAAAACTATGTGAATTATTAATTGCTTTTTTAGACACCGTTATATAACCACATTTACGGCAACCACAACCTTTTAAATGCATATTAGGTGTTTGTTCAAAGTCACCATGTATTGGACAAATAATTGTGATATTAACTTTACTATTTAAATAAATAATTTTAGAATAATTATATTTATCGCTATGAACTTTTTCGGCTTTTAATATGAACTCATTATTTGATGTGGTTCTATCCTCATTAAAACACTTCCAACAACCAACACCACTAATATGAGAACTTGGTGTTTGTTCAAATTTATCATGTATTGGGCAAATTATTTTAATTTTTTCATAACAATTTTTATAATCTACCAATGAATAATTAAATTTATTTTTATGAACTATATTACATTTATTAATAAATTCTTCATTAGTTAAACCTTTTCCAGAACATTTAATACAACCATTACCTTTTAAATGGTTATGTACTAATTGTTCAAAAACACCATGTTCAGAACAAATTATTTTAACGTTAGTTCTTTTATTAATATAGTTAACTTTTGAATAATCATATTTATCACCATGTATTAATTTAGCTTTTGAAATAAAATTTTCAGTTTTATTTTCCATTTTTTAAAGTGTTAAAATGTTCAATTAATAACCATTCGAAGAATTTACTCTTATTATTAATTACATCTAAATGAATTATTAATTCATTAGGAATCTGGATACTTATGGTTTGTTTTCTCTCTTTTGGTGATAATTTGTCTTTTTTCATAATATTTTGTTTGTATACATATAAATATCATGAAACAATGAAAACGGTGAAAAAACCGTAAAATAATTTAATTATTTTACTTTTTGTTAATATAATTTTTTAAAAGACTAACTAATAACTGAGTACGGTTATAATTACCTTCTTTTACTTTTTTAATTAACTCTGTTGGAAGGGTGATGTTGAGTTTAGTTGTATCTGTTTTCATAAATATAAATATAGTTATAAAAATTAAATAAGTAAATAAATTGTATAATTAGAAATTATTTAGTACCTTTGTATATTATGAAAGTTATTTTAACTAATCGCAAAGCGAGATTTGAGTATGAGATTATCGAAACTTTTGTATCGGGAATCGTCTTGGTTGGGTCTGAGGTTAAGTCTATTAGGAATGGTAAGGCTTCTATTGTTGAGGCTTATTGTTACATCTCCAATGGTGAGTTGTTTATTAAAGGTATGCACGTTGCTGAACACAAAGAAGGTGGTAAACATAACAATCATTTACCGCTAAGAGATAGAAAGCTTCTTATGAAGAAAAAAGAAATCTTTAAGTTAGATAAAAGTTTATCGCAAAAGGGGTTGACTATTGTACCTATTGAAATTATAGTATCAAACACTGGGTTTATCAAGGTTAACATTGGTTTGGGTAAAGGTAAACACTTATATGATAAAAAACACTCCATCAAAGAAAAAGACTTAAAAAGAGACTTAGAAAGAAACACTGATTAAGCCTTTTTAAAACCAAATATATTCATTACCTTTACATAACATTAACTAAAAATATAATTTATTTATGAAGCAATTAAAAATTTCGTACAAACTTACCAATAGAGAGAATGAATCTTTCAAACAATATTTAAAAGAAATTGGGAGTGTTCCTTTGTTCTCATCCCCAGAAGAAGAATTTGCTGTTAGTGAAAGAGCAAGTTTAGGTGATGAAAAAGCCATAAATGAATTAGTTCAAAAAAATTTACGTTTTGTTGTGTCAGTTGCTAAACAATATGTTAGTAATGGTATAGCATTGGAAGACTTAGTAAATGAAGGTAATATCGGATTAGTTATTGCTGCTGAGAAATTCACACCAAGTATGGGTTATAAATTTATTTCATATGCTGTATGGTGGGTCAGAAAAATAATTCTAGAACACATCGCAAAGAATGGTACGATGGTTCGTATTCCAGCAAATAAATTGAATAGCTTATCTAAGTTAAATAAAAAGATTGCTGAACTTGAACAAATAAAAGGTCGTAAAGTAGATGTTCAAGAAGTAATGGAAGAGTTTGGTAACGAAATGAACGATGAAGATTTCCTGTTTTTAGATGTATTAAGCACATATAATATGGATTCATTGGACCGTCAAGTTGGTAACGATGATGGTGGTTCAGCGTTAGGTGAATTGATTGCTGATAATTCATTTAAAGCAACTGACCATATATTGAATGATTCAAATTTAATTGATGAAATAAACTCAATTCTTGGTGTTTTATCTTTAAGAGATAGGGAAATCATGGAATGTTTATTTGGGTTGAATGGTAATAATCCTATGACTCTTAATGAAGTTGGTGATAGAATGGGGATAACTCGTGAAAGAGTACGTCAAGTACGTGAAAAATCACTTAACGTATTGAGAAGAAACCCTAGAGTTCTTTTAGCTTACAATGAACTTGATTAATAGTAAAGAAGATATTTTTAATGTGATGCTTGTCAAAAAATATATTGACAAGCATTATGTTGTTTACAGAATATATGCTGATAGGGCCAAAGGAAAAAGTTTTCCTTTGGCCCATGACTTTAGTATCAAAGAAATAGAATCAGATAAAAATACTTATCTTTGGGATGTAGAAATACAGTTATGTAAAATTTTTGGTGTTGATTCTAAAATAATAAACCAAGCATTTAAAGAAGTGGTTATGGTACAAATAGAAAAAGACTTTGAAAAAAAATTAAACTAAAATTTTTCTGATGGAAAAAATCATAATAAATTATCTAGATAAAAATTACATGTTTTGCTTATTAACATTGTCATCATATACGTTATATGATAAAATGAATAAAACCGACATTTCGCTTAAATCAATTTGGCGTGATATGGAAAAGATATTTGCTATATCAAAAGAAAATTTTGAACGAATTTGGGGTAAATGGATAGAATAAGCGATATACGATATAGACTATACGAGTTAAACGGCACTGATTTTGTGATAACGTCAAAATATCAATATGATATTAAACATAGAAACAATATATTGATGTACACAAATGTGTACGCAGATATGTGTTTTATTAATTTTTATTAGTTTTAGAGATATTTATTATAAAAGAATTGGATATGAAAAAATCATTTATAAAAGACATGCTTAGAGAATCTTTACTTAGTAAAATAAAAGAAGCGAACAAAGAAGGTGGTGGAGAAGACACTGAAAAAGAAGATGTTGAGGGTAAATTCACTGAGTTGAACCAAGACGAAAAGAAAAAAGTTCAAACGTTAACAAAAAAGATTAAAAACGCAACGCAAGGCGATGGTAAACTTTTAAAGTTATCTCAAGTAATGGATGCTGCGGGTGTAGGTAGTGCGGACAACGCAACCGACAGGTCAGCAATTGGTAAAGCAGTGTCTGGTAATCCAGATGCAGATGGCAAGGTCAGACACTTGTCAGTAAAACAAGCGAACGCCATGGGTAAAGTTGTAGATAACCCAGTAGCTTTTAAATAATATAGACCTAAACTCGAAGACTATATTGAGTATAGTGTGCATGACTTTATATATGTGGTTGTAAGACCACAGGTTTTATGAAAGTTACACAAAGGTAATACAAATAATTTAATAATCCCAATGAATTAATAAAAATAATTAACACAAACCAAAAATGAAAAAATTAAAATTAGTTGATTTCATTAATCAATTTGACAAAATTGAATCACACTATAAAGATGTGACTGAAAAGGAAGATAACGTTGACCGAGAGTTATCTGGTTGGTATCATGTAGTAGAAGGTATCAATGTTAAACGCAAAAACTTAATATATTTGGTGTTATTATTCATCAATTTTGTAGCGGTATCCCAAACCATAAATTACACCGAAAGTACTGCAATAATAGAAAACCCTGAAAGGGGGTTACAAAAATATTCTATCAATATATCAGGCTCTTTACTTTCCCCCGCCACCTCTTTCTCCTATAATCAACTATCTCAAAGTACTTTGACTAATTGGCGCACATCCACCGATAGAGTCACTGTCGTATACAGATATTTTATTTTACCAAGTGGTGCTTTGACATCAACTTATATTACCAATATGCAAACAGATTTTGACAGAATTCGCAATGCTGGATTAAAGGTTATTATAAGATTTGCTTATACTAATGATTGTGATTCAAATTGTTATAGTGGCACTAATTTACAACAACCCGCTAAGTCTCAAATACTAAGCCACATCTCTCAATTGTCAAATGTTGTAAATTTAAATAAAGATGTTGTAATGTCAATTCAAGCGGGTTTTATAGGAACTTGGGGTGAATGGTATTATACAAGCTCTACCGAATTTGGGCATGCGGGTACTATATCAAACGTGCAATGGGCTAATAGAAAGGAAGTTGTCGATTCAATGTTAGCAAACTTTCATATTGACATACCACTACAACTTAGATATGCTAATGCTAAGAGAATAATGTATGGTAATTCTGTACCTACTAATTTTGGAGGGGATAGAATTGGTTTCTATAACGATGCTTTTTTAAATTATTATGCAGATATGGGGACTTATAGTGTTAGCGGTCAATTTACTAATCCTGTGGGTTCGTCCGACTACACGTTCATATCTAATACTTCTCGCTATTTACCAATGACGGGTGAAACTAACGGGTCTAATCCTCCTAGAACAAGTGGTTCTAACGCTATTACTGAGATGAATAATCTTAATTTTACAACTTTAAATAGAGACTACCATATTCCAACTTGGAATAATTGGATTGCTTCTAACCACTATGAAACCATTATTAAAAACCTTGGGTATAGGCTTGTACTTCGCTCAAGTAGTATTATTGGTAATCAACTTACCTTAAACGTAGATAATGTTGGGTACGCTAATATTTTATACGAAAAGAAATTATATTTAGTCTTTAAAAGAGGAACTGTTTATACTAAACGCTTAATTAATTTTGATATTAGAGAACTTAACAAGGGAACGAACTCATTTACAATTACAATACCTAATGATTTGCCTAATGACACTTATGAGTTGTTATTACATATAGCGGATAATAATTTAGAAAATAACCTTGGTTACTCAATTCAATTTGCTAATGTTGGCTTGTGGGATAATGTTAATGGATATAATATATTAAATCAGAATATTACACTAGCTACTTGTAATTTAACATCAACTTGGAATGGAACTTCTTGGGTTGGTGGTTTCCCCTCTCAGACTAGAAATGCTGTAATAAATGGTAATTATGACACTTCTATAAATGGTAGCTTCGATTGTTGTAATTTAACTGTTAATGGGAGTCTAGTTGTAAAATCGGGTGATTTTGTAACTGTTCAGAACCACATTGAGAATCTTGGAAGTCTTATAGTGGAATCGGGTGGAAAATTAATACCAATAAATGATTCATCAACTTCAAATGGAAATATTTCTGTTCAGAGAAGAACTACCCAAATGAAAAGATATGACTATACATATTTGTCTAGCTCTGTAAATACAACAATAAGTCAAGCATTAGGGGCGTGGCAAAATAACTATACATTTGAATTTATAACGGAAAATTTTTTAGATACTAAAACGCATCTTAACGGAGTATTTCAATCTGATGACCCCGATGGTCAAGATGATGAAGCTCCCTTTGCTTGGACTCTATCTAGCCAAACAGACAGTATGGTTGCGGGAAAGGGATATGCATCTATGATAAAATCAATACCAAATTCACCACCCTACCCAAGAGGCGAGCTAGTGACATTTACGGGAGATTTGAATACGGGGGTGATTGTATATCCATTAAAATTAAGTGGTAATAGTTCTAGTAATATTGATGATTTTAATTTAGTGGGAAACCCCTATTCATCGTCAATTAAAGCTAACGATTTTATTAATGAAAACTTAGCAAATATTAGCGGAACATTAGCATATTGGACACATACGGGGAGTTTTTTAACAACTTACCCAGGGCTACAAGCTAATAATTTTTCTACCTCGGATTATGCGTATTACAATTTATTAGGTGGAACGGCTACTTCTGGTACAATAGGAACTACAGCAACGTTTACTAGTAAGATACCAACATCAGCGATTGGTAGCGGGCAAGGTTTCTTAGTTGAGGCTCAGACAGAAAATGATTTGATATTCAGACCTAGTTTTATGGATAAAGTTATTGATAATACGACGAGTGTAGTATTCTTTAGAACATCTCAAGATTCAATTAAAAGGGTTTGGTTAAATTTAACAACAGAGTTAGGGTTATTTTCTCAACAACTTATAGGTTACAGCTCTGAAACAACTAAAAACTATCAGAAGGGGTGGGACTACATTGATTCATCTCCAAGAAAAGCTATTAAATTTTACTCTTTAGATGACTCTGATAACTTAAATAAAATACAGTCGAGAGGTGAGTTTGACGTTAATGATGTTGTTGGGTTAGGTTATTTTACAGCAGTTGCCGAAACCTTTACAATATCACTAGATTCAATTCAAGGAATACAAAATGTATACGTAAAAGATAACGGAGTATTACACTCACTACCCCATACATTTACATCAGAAGTTGGCGAATTTAATGGTAGATTTCAATTGGTTTATCAAGAGCCTCTTAAAGTGGTGGAAGTTAAAGAAGACTTATTTTACGCCTATCCTAACCCCGTTAGAGATGTTCTTTACTTAGAAACTAACGATATAAGAGTAAAAGTTTATGACGTTTTGGGTAGAAGTATCAAGGTAAAACAAGATGGTAACACTATTTACTTTGGTAATTTAACTAAGGGTGTATATTTTGTTAAATTAAAAACAAGGACAATAAAAATAATTAAAGATTAGAATTAAACTAAACTTTTTTCAAAAAAAAAACGAGATTTCTCTTTGAAGTTTCGTTTTTTTTTTTGTCAAATAAAATTAGTGGCATGGTAACATACGAAGTTTTAGGAAAACACTTTTTGCACCAAAAATTAAAGAAATTCATAAAAATATTTGGTGGGTTAAATTATTATATATACCTTTGCATTATAATAATTAACACAAACCAAAAATGGAGAAATTAAAATTAGTTGCCAAAGACAATGAGATGTTACAATCAGTAGTTGATTTCATTAATCAATTTGACAAAATTGAATCAAACTATAAAGATGTGAGTGAAAAACAAGGTAACATTGACCGAGAGTTATCTGGTTGGTATCATCTGGTAGAAGGTACTGATGTTAAACATATTTCTGAATCCCATAGATTGCTTAAACAAGGCAAAGAAATCTTAAAAAGACGTAGAAGTAATAAGTTAGAAATGATTATTATTCGTGCAACACACGATATGATGAAGAACCAAATTGGTAGTTTAAGATTGAATTTAGAAAAATGTATTAAAAAAAACGCTGAAGTTGTTGAAGAAATTAACGAAAGAGCAATCATATAAATAATATAAGTTATGACAAAAACAATTGAAAAAATAGCAGATTTAGAGTACAATGAATTAGTTATTCTAGGAATTATTGAGCAGAACAACGATTTAAAAGAAATCTTTACAGATGAAATTAAAATACCGTTTACTATGTTATACTCTCTACAAAAAGAGGGCAAGTTAAATAACTCAACCAAAGAATTGTTGGTTGGGTTGTTTGAAAACCTTATTCTTACAAGTAAAGATTTAATCAATAAGTATCAACGTTTAATGCAGTCACCACCAACACCACAAACTGAACCTATTGAGGTCGCAGAGGTGATTGAAGTTGAAGAAGTAGTTGAGCAAGTTGTGGAACCTATCAAGGTCATTGTCAAGGACAAAGTGTCCGAGAAGAAAGAAGCTTTGATTCCTAGAAGATATGGTAAAGAAAAGATTACCAAGGACATTGAAGCACAAGGTGGTGTTGCATCACCAGTTCAACGTGCTATGTTAAAGGGTAATACCCTGAAGAATATCTATGTTAACCTTAATAATCGTCTTATTAAAGATTATTTTACAAAAAATGATACTTTAAACAACGAAGACTATCGAAAAATAACATCTGCAATCAAAATAATTGAACAGGTTATTAACCCAATAATAAAAAAAAGTTAAGAAATGATTTTATTTTTTTAATTAATCTGTTATGATAACTACACATAGGTTGTGTGTTAGAAAAATGAAATAGTTTATATAACATATTTTCTGTTTTAGCTGATGATAATGGAACTATATGGTCAATATCCCATGTCTTATTTAATTGATATATATGTACCTTTGTATTAATTAAGTATTTAATCAGATTAATATTGTACTGATTAAATATTTGAAGAATATCTATGTCAATTTGTCCACTAAAGGTATCAAAGACATGATTGGTGGGTTTGAATCTTTGTCAGACGAAGATTGTCGTAAGATTGTATCGGCAATTACAACATTTGAAAGACAAATGGTTGAGATTGTAAAAACAAAAGCAAAAAAGAAATAATATGAAATACACAAAATATGGGATTACCTAAATTGTATTTAGTGAAATCATCGCCAGAATGTGTTGAAAAACCTGTTGAAAGACAAGTTGTTGAAGTAATAGAAAACGTATCATTTCGTGGTAAAGAAAGACTACCAAGTGATAGATATAAATTAGAAGATATTTATCCTTATGAAGTTGATATATTGAGGGCGAAACCTCAAATAAAGATGATGGTTATGGTTCGGGTTGTGGTGACTTATGGGCGTGGTCGTATTATTCTTCTTTTTCAATAGAAGATGCTGAAAAGTATTATGAAGAAGAGTTTATTAGAGTTAAAACCAAATATCTCAAAGCAAATTTATAATTACTTATAATGTTTGGTCTTGTTTTTAAACTTGCTACCTATGCGTTACCCCAATTGTAATGTAATCACAACTAGTAGACCAAAGAGACCTTTCAAAAGATACTTATCAATATTACAAAACATTACCACACAAAAGAAAAAAAAATAAAAAAGATAGCAATTAATTTGGTAAAACCAAAATTTTTATATACCTTTGTAATCTAAATAATAATAACTTAAAAATTTAAACGTATGACAAACACTAATGGTGAAAACAAATTTGACAACCAATTCCTAATTAAATTAGGGCTGATTGGTTTAGGTATTATCTTTATCGTAGTATTCTTCTCTAACTTTGTATCGTTCTCTAATACGGAGATTGATTTGAGAAACACATTTGACCAAAAGATTGAGGAAAGAACTTCATTCTATGATAAAATGTACAAAGTAATTGCACAGAAAACACAGATTGCAGTCAAGAATGATGAATCATTCAGACAAAACATTAACATTATTATGGAAGGTCGTAAAGATGCACCACAAGTGTTTATGAAATGGATAACAGAATCTAACCCTAATTCAAATTATAGCGAAGTTAGTGCATTATATAAAGATTTATCTAGGTCAGTTGAAGCACAGCGTGAAGGTTTCTTTAATGAAGAAAAGGTTATTCAAGATGTTGTAAAACAACACAAGAACCATATACAAAAATTCCCTAATAGCTTCTATAATGTTTTTATGGGTAGACAAGCGTTGGTTTACAAACCGATTACATCTACACGTACAGATGAAGTTATGAGAACTGGCAAAGACGATAACATTAGTTTAGAACTATAATGATTTGGTACGCACTATTAATACCCATCTTAGCTGTAATAGTTGGATGGGTATTATTTAAAAAAGAAATTGTTTGGTGGGAGTTATTCATACCAACTGCGGGTTCAATCCTTTTCATATTGATTTCGTACTATTCAATAAAAAGCTATACGTTAAGTGATACCGAATACAATGGGTTCATCGTAACAGAAGCTAGATACTACGAACCTTACGAAACTTGGGTCAAGAAAACGTGTAGCAGAACCTACTCAACTGGTAGCGGTAAAACAAGGACAACACACACAGTGTATTATGACTGTTCATATTGTGATTACAACGCTGAACATTACACAATTATTGACACAAAAGGTAACGAGATTGGTATTAGTCTGTCCAAGTACAAATCATTGATGAAGCAATGGCGTGGTAAGCCTAAATTTGTTGACCTTAATCGAGATATAGATTATAGAGGTAGTTGTGGTAAAGATGGGGATATGTATTTCTTCGCATGGGATAAAGAGGTACATACATCTGAAACAACAACATATGAGAAACCGTTTACAAATATATTAAAAAGTAATCACTCTGCGTTTAACTATCCAGAAATTACCGAAGAAGAAGCAAAAAAAGCTAGTCTATATGATTACCCAAAAATTGCAAATTACAATTATCAAACATCAGTATTAGGGTTAGAAAACACCAAAATAAACAATAAATGGGGTTTCGCCAAAACACTAGACCATATAAATGGTGCTTATGGTAGTCAGTATAAAGTTAAGGTGTTTACGTTATTCTTTAAGAGCAAAGACATAAACACAGCATTCTTGCAAGAAGCATATTGGGATGGTGGAAACCAGAACGAGATAGTTGTTTGTATTGGTGTTGATAAGAATGGTAAGTTTGAATGGGTCAAACCATTTTCATGGTGTGATAATAAAAGGGTGTTGATTGATATTCGTGAAGAATTAATGTCAGCTAAAAACCCAGATAGTAAATTATTCCACAAGACATACTATAATGCAATTAGAACACATTGGAAATATAAATCGTTTGAAGACTTTAATTATCTGTCATTTGAACCGACTAGTGGTCAATTGATATTTGTTTACTTATTAACGCTAATCATATCTGTAGCAACGGTTTGGTGGTGTGTAACGAATAATGAAAAAGAATAAATGTAAAATAATTTAAAAATAATGGCACTATCGTTTGGTAGTGTCATTTTTTATTTCTACCTTTGTCATGTAATAATTAAAAAACCAAAAGTCATGTCAAAAAAAGTAGCAAAATTAGTAAGAGTATCTTTAGTAACAAGAGTAATTGTTGATGTAGATGCGACAGAACAAGAAATCATGGAACTTGCCGTACCAAAACTATCTGAAAACCTCATGGATGCACCATTTGAGAACTTGGAAGAAGTCGTTGATGATACCGAGTGTCCTTATGAGGGAGAATACCTAGACCTATATGGTAGTATTTCTGATAAACTTTGGAAAGTTTATGAGAAGAACATCATGAAAGTTTCAGTTGATGGGGTTAACTACCACGACAACGATTGTCGTATTGAAGAAACTGACGACCACAATGTCAATATCCGTATTGCTAAAGAAGACCTTTGGAGAATCGTACCATTCTTCACTTCATTGGTTTCCAATGAAGTTGTAATCGACTAAAAAATATTTTGAAAAAACCTGGTCAAAAATTTGCAAGTGTCCAGGAAATTACTTACCTTTGTATCATATTAATAATTAAAATATAAAAACATGAAAATAAACAAAAAATTATTTACAGTTAATGAAGTTTGTTCAACATTATCTAAAGACCAAACAATTAGTTTTTATCAATATTAATTGAAGCTAGAAATGAATTAGTAGCTAGTTTAGAGTTAGTTGACTCAAACCCTAAAAATGACGATGCGAAATTAGATTTAGTAAATAATATCGAAACTCAATTAGTTATCGTTAATAAAAACATTAACATATTTAATGATGTATTATCATTATAAGAAGTTGCTGTTGCAAATTAATTAAAAAATATGGGAAAAGATTTGGTTATTTCATTTCTTTTCCCTACCTTTGTATCGTATTAATAATTAAAACCAAAAAGCCATGTCAGTACAAGAATTTAAAATTAAGAAAGAAGGTAACTATTTTGTAGCTTACGACACCGTAGATAAAAAACGTTCATACGGTAAAATCAATATCAAGAAAGGAAACTTTTTTGGTGACACACGTTGCATGATTGCATTACACAACCATTTGGATGGGTACAACCAAGAAAACACCAATACAATCAAAGTAATTGAGTACGCAGATTATTCAAGTGATGAAAATCTTTTCTACCAACACAAGGGTGATGTTGTTTGCCTACATGACGACTTGAAAGAAGGGTCTAGTGAGTTAGGTTGGTTCAAGGTATGGTTTGATGCAGAAATGGAAGACAGAGAGTACATTACGGTCAATGATACAGTTATTTATCTGGATTCAATTGATGAATTATAAACTAAAAAATAAAAAGTATGGTAAGTAATTTTTTCCCAAAAAATATTTTCAGAGGCAAGAATGCTGATGGAAGTAAATTTACAGTTAAAGAATACGATTTTGAAACTATTGCTCATTTAGATTTTGCTAGTGGGTTTTTAATGTTATTCAGCGGTGCAATCATAGGTGTGTTTTTAGCGCCATTATTATTTGTGTTATCTGTTTTATCCTTTGATGGGTTTTCAAAGATAAAGTTTTGGGTGGTAATGTTAATCAGTGGTTATGTATTGTTTGATTTTACACATGGTTGGTTGATGTTAAGGTTGCTAGACTTCTTTTTTGAGGAATCATCTTTGAATGTTCTATTTGCTATCAATACTGGTGTGTTTGTAAGTTGTATAGTAATGATACTGCTTGGTGGTTTATTATATAGATGGATAATTGATATTAACAATACGGTTGGCTCTCGTTGGTTATTTTATATTGTTGCTGTTTGCGTAATGTTTTTTATTGGATATAACATCGGTAAAAGCAATATAAAAAATGATGTTGGTTGGGTTAGAGAAATCTTGGGATTTAATGAGAAGACACCTTCAGAGATTGAATATGAAAGAGTTGGAAACAGGACATACCAACAAATTGAAGATGACGCACAAAAAAGATATGAAAACCAGTTGAGGAAAGAAGGAAAAGACCCCGCAAATTATCGGTAATCAATTAATTATAAAAAAGTTTTAAATAGATTTATTTTTGTTTCATGTTAACTTATCTACTAACATAAATATGCGAAATCGCTGTTGCTATGGTAACAAAGGTTTGTGTTAGTGATTAAAACGTTTGGTGGTTCTTACGTTTTAGAGTGGGTGGCGAAAGCCATCCATTTTTTTTATGTGTAAATTTGGATACATGGAATTAATTACATACCTTTGTAGTATAATAAATAAACAATAGAAATTATGCGTATTCAAATAGACAAAAGATTATTCACAGTGTACGAAGTATATTCAAAGTTAAACCATGATAGTACAACTACTTTCTTGAATGGGTTATTAAAAATACGTGCTGAATTACTAGGCGAATTATATACTACTTACCTTTTTGTTGATAGTGATGCTAAATTAGAATTAGTTGACTGTATTGAGTTACAATTGGTTTACATCAACAAAAACATTAAAATTTTTAAAGAGGCTTTATTCTGTTACGAAACCGAAATATATGAGGTAATAAATATATTAGGTGAAAACACAAAAATCTGGTTAAATTAAAAATAAACCAGGAATTACTTGGTAGTTTAAAATATTATACTTACCTTTGTACCGTCATTAACGCTAAAACCAATTTAATATGGAAAATTTAACTTCAATCGTTGACTGCAAGAACAAAGTATTAACTCTTATGTTCCAAAATGAGAAACACGTAATTGACCTTAGAGAGGGTGACTTACATGATAACTGGAATGCTTTCACTGATAATAATGGTAAGGTTTGGGATGTTAACTTCACATGGGAAGACACTACTGGTGAAAAACCATATCTTTCAATCTATCCAGTTCTTCAAAACGAAGACGGTACGTTTCCAGAAAACTCAACTCAATGGGATAAAGACATTTCTTTCAAGGTAAAAAAGATTGGTACTCGTGATGAGTATTTTAGAGAAGTAAGATTTGGTTATAGATTTGATTCTTCTTTACCTTTAAAGTTTGAGGTATTTGATTCAAAAGGTGTTGTTATCCTTAAAACTAAGAGTGCTAACAAAGCAAGTGATGAAGCTTGTTATCGATTGTTACGATTAAATGACCAATGTGTTATTGTCGCAACCGATTCCAATGGTGCAACAAGAAAACTTTAAATTATACACCTTATTATGTGTAGGTGTGGATTATTAAGGTGGAATGTTTAATCGGAGAACTGAACCCTTTTGTTTTATTTTTCTGGGTGGAAAATTAAAAAGTGACTATTTATATATAGATTAAACTATTTATCATTATGGAACTAAGGAAATTTATAGCAACGACTATACGTGAATATTTAAATGAACAGAAAACAATTAATAACAATTTGAATGATAATTTTCGAGAATGGTTTGGTAATAGTAAAGTTGTTGATAAAAATGGGAATCCATTAATAGTTTATCATGGCACAAATAATAAATTTGATTCATTCAGAACAAGTGAAAATCAATATGCATATTTTACTACTGATATTAATCTAGCTGATAAATATGCAACACATCGTTCTAAAAAAGAAAATGGTGAAAAAATAATATATGATGTATATCTTAAAATAGTTAAACCATTAATAGTGGATGCTAATTTTGAATCTTGGGATTATATTTCAGTAGAAGGTATAGAAAATAGTGAAGATGCGATTAAGTATTTGTTAAAACATGGGGTTGATAGGATAACAACAAATAGAACACCTGAAATAGCAATTAAATATGGTTTTGATGGGGTTATTATTAAAAATGTACATGATGGTGTTGGGTATGGTAAAGATGCAAACGTATCTAATGTGTATGTTGTATTAAATTCAAAACAAATTAAAATGATTTCTTAATTTTGTGTGATAGAAAAATAAAACAAAAAGATTATAACCACGAAACTTAATACGAAGCACAAACGTAGCATTGCATATAACTACTGGGGTTAATTAAACTAAAATATTAAATAAGATGAAAGGTATTACAATTACAAAAGAGATTAAATGTCAATTTGATGAACGAATTGATTTTCTAAAAAAAAGAATAGAGGATTTGAATCAAGAATTTCCTGAGATAAAAAGACTGGGAGGGCAAAGGGAACTTTTTGATTGGAAAACTGAGAAGTTATGTCATGGAAACGAATTATATTTTAGAGAAAGTATATTAAAAGATGCGAAAATTGTTGATTAGAAGTATGAATGTAACACTTACACATAACGGAATGCAGCTACAAGAAGTTGGGGATTTCGGAGCAGAAAAATTCATTGAACCACTACACTTGATGCGAAGAACAAAGATACAAGTTACCACAGAACCCCCAATTTATTGTAGGTGCTGTTAGCGGTTCGGGCTTCTCCGCTTTTAGAAGTCCACAAATAAATAACAAGAAAATGTCAGAAACATTAACAACAACTCGTCCAACTTGGAACGATGAAATGGTAAAAGAACTTGCTAAAATTGTAGGAAAGCAAGTAAACGAATGGTGTAACGATGAAACACCATTAGAAGATTGTATTGAAACTGCTGAAAAAATACTTCAATGGCACAGCAACGATGATGGCTATGAACTTGCAAAAGAGTTTGAGGACGAAGGTTTTGCTCCTGATAGCGAATTAGTAGAAATTCTTGATAGCGTTTCTTACGATAGAAGCAACGTTCAAGAAACATTTATTAAAAAATGGGTTGCTGAAAATGAGTTTAAACTTGATTTGATTGAAGGTCAAAAAGTAATAGCAAAATTGGTTCGTAAAGGTGAATTTGAAGGCGAAATTGTCAAACTATACCCTGAAACTATGCAGTATGGTTTTTGGCACGAAGGTCAAGGTTGTGAAAAAGGGAAAGGTCATACTTATGTTAATTTTGAAAACGTGGTGTCTGTCATAGCCTGACCGCTAACTACTAGATATACGAACTTTTAATTGTATAATATATGAAACTAATTGAAAAACAAGTAGATAACCATACAATCAAAATTATGGTTATTTCATATAAATTTAATGGTTTTCCTAACATTGTTTGTTCTGGTTCTAAAATTTATCAATTACCTTGTAATATAGGTGAAAAATCTTTTAATCTAAAAGAATTATCCCCAAAATATCATTTAGGTTCAATTATTTATATTATAAACTCTAAAAGAATTAACGCTAAAAAGTTAAAACTTAATGCTATAGCTATAAAAGAAGAATTTATTTTAGAAATAATAGAAGATTCTCCATTTTAAATTTGGCGCTTTAAAATATTTTGCTTACCTTTGTTATCTAATCAATTAAAAACATTATTATGTTAAGATTATCACCAAAAGAATTAGCTGATGCAATAACTGATTTCGTTAACTCTAGTAACAAAGAGAAGAATAAAGAGTTTGTCGAAATATTTTCATGGCAACATAGAACACTACAACAATCAGCCTTTGGTTTGATGTTGCAGACTATCGAACACATGGCATCTGATGAGTACCATACAGACGCTAGAAACGAAGATAGCAAGAAAGTGGCACAAACGCTTATGTCTGGTTTTAAAGTGGCTAAAACGGCTCAATACATTGCCGAGGGAACTTCAGAAGAAAGAGCAAAAGAATACATGGAATTGGATGGCTTCGATAAACCAAGTAGATATTTAGGGTTCATTTAAAAAAAATTAGTATGTCAGAAGAAACCTTAAAAGAGGCGAAAAATTTTAGGATGCAAATGAAATGGTGTTCCATTTTGTGTTGGTTAGCTACACTACCATTTATTTTTATACCAAGTAAAAACCCAAATGCTAGTTATGATTGGATTATTATACCTATTGGTGCTGTAATCTTTAGTATCATATATTTTAATATGAATAGTATGATTACCAAGTATGAAAAATTAACTAAAAAAAATTGGTATGACACCATTACAACTTACAGAAGAACAATTTGATGAACAATTTGAATTAGTTCAAAATCATATTGACACCAACGCATCATTTAATGGGTCTATGTTTGAAACCTACGGTGATGAAATTGACTTTGTTCTGCAAATGGCAAAAGAAAACCGAGTAATAACAATCATAGAGAGTGATTGTGAAGAAGAAATAAACGATAGTGGGGAAGTTAATGCTTGTATGTACTATTGTAGTGGTTATCACTTTATAAATAGAATTGGTTACTTGATTACCACGGAACCAATAACTTTTGACCTTGAAGTAAAAATAAAATGGTAATAATTTGTTTATTATAAATAATTTTAATATCTTTGCTATATGAAAATAAACATATTAAATATCGCCCTTAAAAACGATTTAAAAAAAATCCTTAAAGACCCTACCAAATTTGGTAAAATTAGTAAAGGTGATGTAAGTGGTTTTTCAATTGAACTTGAAGAAAAAACCCCACAATCTTTTAGTAGCTATACGTATTATGAGGATGAAAAGCTACGTGATTCTGACTTTAACGAATTACAAACACTATTAAGTTCAAAAAATGTCTAAGGTAAAAAGAACATTCCACGTATTTGATGAAGGACTTCACGAATACAGTATTACTGACAAACCTACCAAAAATGGTAGAGTAATATCATTGTTTCATTCAAATGGTGAGCAATGGACTAGTCATACTCGTGGTGAGTTTATCGTGAAAATGACTGTTACTGGTAACGGTGTTAAGTTTAGTAACAAGATTAACAAAATGGGTTATGATATTCTACATTCAATGCGTTTGTTGATTAACTACGAACGAGAAACTGACACCAATGGTTACAACAAAATTAAATCACAGGTTTACGAAACCACACAGGATAGTGTGAATAACCAAAACTTTGAGATATGAGTTCATTAGATAAATACAAGGAATACTTGTTGGAAGAAGAAAAGAGAAAAAAAGCTGAATTAGATTTGAAAATTTCAAAAGCAAAGTTTTTTTATTTGCTGTTTGAGTTCTGCATATCAGTTGTTGGTTTTTTTATCATTGGTTACCATACCAACCGTTGGGTGTGCTTAGGATTGTTCCTAGTTTTATGGGGTAACAATATGGGTGTGATAAGAAATATTTTATCACCAAAGAGTAATTCTGCTCGAAAAATTTGGAAAAGACAATAGTTTTATTTACCTTTGTAGTATAAATATTAAAAAAAAAAATAAAATGGAAAGTTTATTAGTATTGATTGGTGTAATTGGTTTAACATTAGGTATCTTATGTTACAACGCATTTGTCTGGGGTTTTATCGCACACACATTGTATGGTTGGTTTATCTTATCGGCATTTGCTGATGCACCACATTTCACAGTGTTGCAGTTTGTAGGTTTTTCGTTGTTTTTAACAGCAATAAAACCTAGTTTAGGTGTATCGATTAAGAGTGAATATGAAGACAACGGCAAAATGTGGGGTAATTTATTACTCACACCATGGTTAGTATTGTTATTTGCGTGGTTTATTAACTTGTTTTTTTAATATTACTGAAAATAAATTAAAAATAATGACATTATCTTTTGGTAGTGTCATTTTTATTTTATACCTTTGTACCATGAGTAGAATAGAACACATAGTTAACATTAAAACGGCTACCGTAGAATCTACAGCTGATGTTATATTTGTAAATGGTGAAGCCTTTACCTACAAGAACACTGGATTGACCAGACGTGTGTTTGTTAATAAAGACAAAACACTTATTGTCAAAGTACCTATCAACAAATATGACCAAAAACACAATGATAATGAAGCGGAACATTGGAATGAATGTACAGAAGACGAACGTAGTCAATTAGCTGAAACAAAACGCTTATACAATGGTTATATTCTTCAAGCGTTCTAAAAATTACCGCTAACCTTATCGGTGCTATACGATGTTTAGGGAAAAGTAAGCCTAAATTTTCAGATTATTACAAATACTTACAGACACAAAACAATTATTAAATTAAACCAAAAGCCTAAATAGCGGTTAGCGTATGTTATCACTTCGGCTTTTAAATACAAAAATATTATGACACCAATTAAAAAAGCTAATGAATTAGCAAACAAAATGTATAGAGGAAATGTTTTTGAAAAAACCAAAGATGAGCATATAGTTGAACTAGAAATGGCTAAAAAATATGCACAAATTGCAGTCGAAGAAATAATAAACGACAATCCAAATATTTATGATAGTGATAGATTAAATTTTAAATATTGGAATGAAGTTAAAAAATATATTGCAATTCTTTAGCTATTACTTCTAAGCTGAGTGATAACGATTGTATAAGGTGCGTAGCAACCTAAACAACACAAAACTTTGAATTAATTAATAAACTTTAAAAATACAACAAATGAAAAATTTAAGAACGAAATTAAGCTATGCATTTTATACATTGTTAGCAACTGTGTTTTTAGTAGGATGCACTTACGAAAAAGACGGTAAAATAGTAAAAGATACAGATGGAGTAATGTATAGACTCGAAGGCAATGGAAAAACAAGTGAGGCTTACCACTTGATTAAAATAGATACAACTGATTATAAAGCAAATTTTAAATAGTTGCTAACGCTTTGGGTATGGTTAGTTGCGGATTAATAACACTAAATTAAATTAAAATGACAAGAACAAACTTACTAAGTATATTACAAGAAGAGACAGATGGGTTTAATGAACAAAGTAGATTAAGGGACGATGTACTTGATGCAATGGAAGAGGCTTATTTAAAAGGCAAAAGAGAGCAATTAACTATACCCGTTGTTATTGTGCCGTTTGTTTGCCGAGATTGTGACAAACCTACAAAAGAATACCGAGACAATTTATGTGAGCCTTGCCACAAATGGCATACAGATAGTTAGGCAAATTAATGCACTATAACTACCAGATATAGCAAGTTTATAGTTTTTAAAAATTAAAAAACAAAATTATGAAAAAATTTCAAATCACACAAAATTTTGGACAATCTTCTTACGGCTGGGAATACTTCGATATACATGATGATGCAACAAAAGAAGAAATTGAAAAAGAAGCAATTAGGGTTCAAAAATTAAATTATAAAAATAGGCTTTCTGGATTTAGTGGCAGAGCATTAGAAAGACCTACAATAATTGTAAAAGAATATAAAAATGGCAGAAAAACAAAAGGAGGTATTCAATTTAGTACCAAGTGGCGTTAAGCTATCATATAAATACCATATATAGCAAGTTTATCGTTTTTAAAAATTAATTACGAACGCCATTTTTTATACACGCTGTTATGTGCTGGGCGGATTATCAGCACTAAATTTAATTTAAAAACGAAATGGAAACTCCGTTAAATCAACTAATAAAAAGGCTCGAAGGAGCCAAAGAAAAATGGGATAATGACCCTTTGTATCATAGAGTGATAAATATTGCGATTAATGAAGCTAAAAGCCTTTTACTTACAGAGGCTGAACAAATAACAGATGCTTATGGGGATGGTCTAAATTCTCATAGAACGGAGTTTTGTAATCGTGACCAATACTTTGTCAGGAAATACATCGGTTAGCTTTGCCACTAAAGGGTGGCGTGTATGAGAAGTGGCGGAATTAAAGCACAAAATTAACTTGAAAGCAATGCGTTGAATATAGCACAAATGTTTCTAAATAGCACTGAACCCGCCATTTTTTATACACGCTGTTATACGCTGTTTTTCTTTCCTAAATTATAAACAAAATGAAATATTTAATAAATAAATACAAAGGAAATATCGACTTTAAAAAGTCTAAATGTGAATGTTGTGGCGTTGAATACGAAACAAATATTAATAGAACAAGATGTTCTAAAAAATGCGCAAAAACAATGAAAATAAAAAGATATAAAGACAATATTTTGTTTCGTGTAAAATACGATAAAGAAATGATGGTTAGAACATCTGTCGATATTTTCGGATTCGTTAAACGTGCTGTCTATTAAAATAGCATATAACCTTATCGGTGCTATACGATGTGTCGGTTTTTACCGCAAAAGTTAATACGAAGCACCAAAGTTGAATTAACCACAATTTTTTAATCGAAGCACGTCACCCGACATATTGTATAGCATTTGTTAGCGGATGCCCTTCTTCACAAATCAAAATAAAATGAACTCAAAAGCCAAAATTAGAGTAATAGTCTTTGATAAGTGCAATGGTAAGTGTGCTTATTGTGGAGTTGATTTACTCAAAGGCTGGAATGTTGACCATATTAAACCACAAGTTTTTGGAGGTAGTAATGAGTTGGAAAACCTTAACCCAAGTTGTAAAGATTGCAATAATTACAAGTGCCATACAGATTTAGAAGGTTATAGAATTCAGCTCAATAAAATGCTGAATGAAAAACTTGAATACTTATTTAAAAGCAAAACGAAAATGCAAGTAGCAATTAATATGGGGTCAATTAAGCACACTTTATGGGATGGAAAGTTTCATTTTGAACGTGTCGGTAGCAGTTGCCGATAACGCTTGGCATATACCCGAAGAAGGGGAAATCGAAGCACAAAACTCTCAATTTAAACAAAATGTATAATCGAAGCACCGAACTTGAACATAGCACTAAAGCCCCTTTTTTGGGTATATGTTGTTATCGGCTGCCTTTCTTTCGGAATTATTATTAACAAGTAAAAACAAATATATGAAAAAATTCTTTATCAACGCAGTTATCTATTATGTATTATTATCATTGGTAATGGCATTTATATGGGTTTTAACTGGTATTACTGGACATATACCTTTGCGTATCATCTTGGCTTTAGGTTTAGCTTACTACAAACCTTTTACTGGCAAATGGTTATGGTACTAACTATATTAGGTATAATCTTATTTTTTGGGAAAACTTAAACTATTTTACAGAATAATGGAAAAGTATAGAATAGTAACGCAATCAAGACATGACTTCACCAAAATGACTTGGCACATACAACGCAAAGGTTTTTGGGGTTGGAGAATGGTTAAGTCTAGTGATAATGGTAATTACAATATATTATCATTTGGGTCTTATGTTGAAGCCGAACATCACATGAAAAACAATTATTTTGGTGACGGTCACTTGTATCAACCAACACCAAATGAATATTATTATACACAAGCAACTTATTATATGTAAATTATGACAAAAAAACCTTACAACAACAAAGAAATTAGAGAGTAAAGATTACATCAAAAAACAAGTGAGAGCTTGGATTGAAAGTGACCTAGAACTTTTGGGTCGAGAAGAAGAAATTAAAAGAGGTGAAATAATTTAAAAATAATTGGTAAAAATTTGGATATATCATTTATTATATTTACCTTTGTGTCATAATTAAAAAATCAAACTATGCAAAGTAATAACCAAAAACCGTTTTTTAGTTTTTTAGGTAAAAAAACAAAGTCTATTAAAAATATTCAAGTTGGTGATATTGGTGTTTACCATGATGTTTTAACTTACTTCAACCAAAACGACACTGGTGATGCCGTTAAACACAATGTGTTTACCAAAGTCATAGTTATTGAAGTTTATCAAGACTTGGTTGAAGTTGAAGTGTTACACACAGAGATTTCAGAATCAGTTAACGCATGCGTTGCTGAATTAGCCAAAACTAATCTATCCAGATATATTAGTCCAAAGAAAGTTAAATGGCAAATCAAAGCTGAAATAGATAAAGAAGTCGAGTTCCGCATTCAAAGTTGCCCTAACTTAGATAATGGTGGTGAGTTGGAAGACATGGCTATTATTGATACTGGTGAAGCTAAAAGTATTAGTGAGATAATGGAAAAGTTTAAGGGTAAAACAATGTTCCCACAAGCGTTAAAAAGAGCAGAAGAATCTTTAAGAGGTGTTGTATTACCACATGTTAAAAACAACTCTAAAATGTATCACGAAAATGAATTGGGAAAGATTCTTTTGGATTTTATGTTGTTTGACCGTCAAGAAGGAGATACGAGAGGTTCTGTTATCGAAAGGTTTTTATCTGAACTTAAAAATAAAAATAATGAGAAGTAAAACAGCACAACGTATTTTATCCGAAACATCAGAAGAAGTGAAAGATAAAGTTAGACTTGAAGGTTATAAACGAGCAAAGAAAATTTGTTGGTTAAAACGTTGGTTTCCATTTATTAAAAATTTATTACCAAAAATATGTTAGAGCTATTATTATTGGACGATGAAGTCCAAAAGAAAATCAAAACTCTTATCGAGTATGCAGATAACCATGTGGTATCTTATGATAAAATGGTTGAACTACAACAAAAAGTAGACAGTGAAGAAGCAATCGATGATGCTATCGGGAATAACCCAAACCATTCAATAGAATTACCCATGGGGTATCGTGTAGCCTATTCAATAGAAGTACACCCTATCGGTGAGTGCAGACATATTTCTGTTTCGGTAGATGATAAAACCCCAGAAACTTATGATTTACTTTTAATCCTTGATTTCTTTGGTTTCAAATCAAACTTGAAAGATGGAAAATGTTATGCGTATGTGGAAAATTACACAGTAGATGACGTGGAATATTCGGCAATAAATGTTATTGAACCCAAGTTCTAATGGTAGCACACAAAATAACCTATTATAAAGATTTCACTATTAAAACTTTTCTGAATACTCTAATGGGTCAATCAAATCTTTTGAAAACTACGATAAAAAAGGCAACTTAATTTATCGTGTTGTAGGTGATTTAGCTGAACAATGGGAATATAGTAGAGGTAAATTAAGACGATATTCAAACTCAAAGGGTCACTGGGTAAGGTATTCATATAAAAAAGGTATGGTGCAAGCAATAGAAAAAGGTGAAAAAGGTCTAAGAACTTATAAATACATAGAAAATATAATTAATTAATCATGAAAAATAAAAAAACATTTAGTGTATCATATTATTTCAACGGACACGAAGGTAGAGTAAAAATCGAATGTAGAGAATGCGTAATCTCAGAGAATGCTTATACATTTTACGGAGGAGAATACGGTGAAACGAATTATATTGTAGCATCATACCCAATTAAATCAACAATAATTAAAGATATAACAAATGAAAATAATTAAATTAATATAATAGCTATGCAGAACACATTTACCATTGAAGAAATTAGAAACTACATATTGTCACAGGATAGCATGGGAGATATTTTATACAATTTAAAAGCTGAAAAGATTATTGACGCTAACAATCCAGAAGAAGAAGAAGAAGACTAATAAAAACATTAATTATGAATACACCAAGCGTCCTTATTTTTGAGGAAATGAAAGCATCAGCAATTGCTGTGTGGCAAACATACGATAACCAATATGGGTATGTTACAGAAAAATTGGAAAGAATAAACTCAATAACCAATGTCCAAGACAACGCTATGGTGTTTTACCGTATGTTTGATTACGAAAATCAAGCAAAAATGAGAGCGAGATTAAGACCAGAAGCAATTCAATACATAAACGAAAACAGATAATGGCACAAGAAAGTTTATTACGAATCAAAGTTCGTATTGGTGATAAAGAAGCAGAAGTTCTTACCCATTAACTACACGTGATAAAGTTGATTATAAATCCGATACATCAACACTACTGTCAGCAGTTAATGCGATTAAAGACATAGTAAAAACACTTAAAGAATAATATATGTTGGAGCAACATGAACTTTCGGAAGAACAACAAGAACGCATGTGTCTTCTTTGTGAAGATTTTATCTGTGGGTCACGCTGTGATTCCAAAGGTAACATGTGTGAGGGTAGATGGTGCGACCAAGCTATTGAATATTTAAACTATGCTTTGGAAGAAGACCGTTTAGAACAACGTGAAAAATATAAACATTTAATAAAAAAGCGATGAAAAACATTTTACTGTTAGTGTTCGCTTTTTTATTATTCTCTTGCTATCCCGAATTACTAATAAAAGAACATAGCTACACCGATGAATGGTACTATGAGGGTAAAGAACGCCTTCAAGTCTATAAAACACGTAGTGGAAGACACTACGTTCTCGTGCTAAATAAAAAAGAAAGAAAATTTATTAGAAAATATTTGCATAGGTAAATTATTATCCTTACCTTTGTTTCATCAAATAAAAAAAACTATGCTAACATCATTTAAAGCATCAAAAAAAGGAAAGTATTTCCAAATTGATTATGTTACTGGGTTGGACTATGTTCCATCACATTACCATAAATACGTATGGTGTTTGAGTAAGAAAAATGCTACTGCCTTTATCCAACGTGTAAACGAGATTGAAAGAGAAATCAAAGAAATCCTTGTTAAAGATAGTTTACCTTATGACTATCGATTGATTATTTGTTTGCATTTGAATGCTATTGAAAATATTTCATGTGGGTTAGATATCAGAAGCAATATGTCTAGTCTTGAATTGGCTGAACGTTTTGTTGGTGGTTACGACCACAAATACAAAGAAGCTAACACATTCTGCAAAGATACACTAGACCACGTAGAAACTACTGGTAAGTACGATGGCTACGTGAAAGATTGGGGAAGACACGACAAGCACAATGATTTGGTTAAAGAGTTCATTTTACCATTTAAACGATTGGAGTTATCAGATTTCCGTGTTGATAAGTTGAAAAACATAGGTGAAGGGTTAGATATGTTGGATAAAATGATTGATGAGAGTAAAAAAGCTAAATTAAAATAATTTTTTAATAAAAAAGTGACACTATCATTTGGTAGTGTCATTTTTATTTCATACCTTTGTATTCTAAATAAGTAAAACATGGAAAACGTATTATTCTTACACCAGAAAAACATTCAAGAAATTTCATTGGATTCTCGTCCATTTGAAGAACTAGGTTTTGACTATGATACACATGAAGACTACACCGAATTGGGTGAAACCTTATTTTCAGATGCGGGTCTGGTTAACATAGAAAACCTAATCAACAAGTTAACAGAAATGCGTTCGCATGGTGCAACACACGTTGCTTGTGACTGGCATTGTGACCACCAAGAATTGGACTTGTATGGTGTTGAATACCGTTTGGCAACGCAAGACGAAATCGATGCGTACCACAACAAGAACAAAAAACAAGTAGAAGGAGAAAAACATGGCGAAACCTTGTAAAGAATGTCCATGGGTTATTAGAAACCATTTTAACGATAGAATCATTGAACATTCTAAGAACCATAACAAACCACACAATTGCCATATGATACCACCAGAAAAAAGAGGTATGCTTTGGGATTGTAAAGAAGAAACTAAATGTGTTGGAAGGCACCTATACGAAAAAGAAAATGAGCTGTAAACAAACATATTTCAGAGTATGCCACAAAGATACACTACAAGGTCTTTGGTACGCATTCAATGGTGAATTCACTGGACTTATTCATAATGAGTTTAGTTTTTGTGCTAACTCAAATTTAGCTATGGATTTTGACGAAGAAATAGCAAGTTGGTTATCAGCAGTAGAAACACTAGATAACTTGTTCTTTTGGTTTACCAAAGACGACATTATAATATTGCAAAAACATGGTTGGTTCATCCACGAGTTTGAAGCAGAAGACGTGAAGTTCTACGAACGTTTCCAACATACCGTAATCAAACAAGATACATCAAAGGTGATAAAAGTTCACGAAGTAATGTTTAATTATACGGTAAGTGAGTACAATGAAAAGAGTACAACATCAACAAACATTTTATTATAATTAAAGAAAAATTATCATTGGTTTGGGTTCTGTTCATTCTATTAGGGTTAACTGGGTGTGGTGAAACAACAACTCATGTAGAACAAAAAACGCCAACAAAAGGTACTGTAAGAATTAGCAATGGTGCTTTTTCACATGCTGAAGACATACAAGAGTTTGACTACAAAGGTCATACTTATATCTATTCCAAAGTTAGAGATGGAATTTCAATGACACATGCGGGACACTGTAAATGCAACACAAAATAATATGGACAAACTGGCTGAATTACTAAACAAACATGCCAAGAACCGTATGATTGATTGGGACTTGGCACGGTTCAAAATATCACACAGAAGACTGTACGCAACGTTCAGAGCCGTATTTAATGAAGCAACAACTGATAATGCAAAAGACTTCGAGATTAACGCACTAAAAAGACATATAAAAGTATTGGAACACGAAAGAAAAACTAACTTATGAAAACATTTGGCTTATTTATAATATTGTTCCTATTCATCACGATAGGGCTTACGCTTATCCTTGAACACTGGTCATATCCAGAAATTATTATACAAAGTACATTACTTGCATACATCATGCAAAAGTATTTCGAAAAAGAAATTGACAAATGAACCTAAATTAAAAACAATATGAAAAAATTAAGTAACTTTTTTGACACAGCACCTTTATTTCAAATCTTTATTTTTTGGTGGTTATTTACTGTAATTTTTATCTTCTTACTCTTCCAATTTTTTAGTGATAGTGCTGAATTACCTCTAAATCAGTTTGTGAATCTTAAAATGGGGTTATTTGTTGGGGTTCCGTTTGGTTTTATGTTAACACTTACTATTTCGATGAGTAGAAAATCAGATAAATTCTGGAAATATGCTGATGAAGTTGAAGCTATTATTCATAATGCAGAAACAAAAGAAACGTTACAATCAATTTTCGATAATGAATTTAAAACACTACAAGGGTTAGGACAAGGAAAACCACATGGTTCTAAATTAAAAGAACTATATGCGATAGTTAAAACAAAATACAAATATTTAAAATAAAAATATAAAATTTATTTGCGTATATGAAATATTATATGTACCTTTGTACCATGGAAGCAGAAAAAGACATATTCGACCAATGGAAAGATGAAAGAGATTCTAAACCTTGGATAATTAGAAAATTAAGGTTTATAGCCATGTGGTGGAAAAATGATGGTAGATTCATTGGTAAAGAGTTTATTAAAGGCGTTAAAAAACTTATCTATTGGTTTCCTATCATATGGAAAGATAGAGATTGGGATAGCCACTATATCTTCGAAATACTAAAACATAAACTATCAGCACAAGCCAAATATATTGGGGATAGAGATATTCATACCAGAGCAAAACAAGATGCAAGTAGAATGAGGCTTTGTGTTCGTTTAATGAAACTTGTACAAGATGAGTTTTATTCAAGTGAGTATTCTGATTACCATAAAACAAAAAATTGGTTTAAACCAATTAATGATGGACGAGGTTGTTCAGCTTGGAAATCTAGGTTATTAGAAGAAAACTTTGACGACTACTTTAAAAAATATCCTAGAATATATAAACAAGTTTTAACTGGCAAAGGTATCTTTACACTTGATGGTGAAAACCAAAGCGAAATAAAACAAAAAATCGCAATGAATATAGGACACATCAATCACGAAAGAGCAAAAAAGTTGTTGTTTAATATATTGGAAAACAATATAGAAGGTTGGTGGGATTAATCAAATAATAATAATAATTAACAAAAAGAAAAACAAAAAAAATGAAAGAAGAATTAACAAAACAAGAAGAGGCGTTAACATTGGTAGTAAGAGACAAATGGATAAATAAAGCCTACAATGATTGCTCAATGGGTATTGACAAATCAAAATTTGAAACAGGTATAAGTTGGTTATATAATAACCTTGTTAGTTTACCTAATCCACAAGTTATCTATTGTGATTCGATAATTGATGCTATTATTAAAATAACTATGTTTAAGGATTTTAATATGGATGTATCAGAATACCCAACTATTTTTGAAAAATATAAAAATAGTAAATTAAAATCCGATTTTTTAAAAAAAATGGATGAAAACAAAGAGCTGAAAAGTTCATACATTGGGTGGTCAAATTTTGGTTGGATTTCGTTTTATGATTATTTCACACAGATTGGTGTGTTAAATGATGAAAAGTTCAATATGTACCAATCATTAATTGAGTCAAATGTTTTTGAAACGTTTGAATTTGAAAATGTTGTTTTCGCTGTACAACCACCTAAATACATTCTTTCTGAAAATTTATTGCCTCACAACACAGAAGATTTTGCGATTGAATTTAATGATGGTACTGGTTGCTATTTTATCAATGGTTTAAATGTTGATGCTGATTTATTTTTAAAGTTGAAAAATAGAAAGTATACATTTAGTGATTTTATTAAGGAAGAGAACGAAGAAACCAAGTCAATGATTTTACTTTACATTGAAAGTAGAGACGGCACAGAAGCTGTTTTTGACTTCATGCGAGATAATCTAAAACAGGTTGATTCATTTGTGAATGATACTAAAAATGAATATTTGGAAGGTACAACTAGGTCTAACAGAATTGGTGTTTACACACTATTTAAGGGTCAAATAAATGACGTAAATATTGCATATGTAAGGTGTTATTGCCCATCAACAGATAGAATGTTTTTTTTAGGTGTTGAGCCAAGTTATGACTCCGCTAAAGATGCTATCGCTAGTTTATACAGAGTACCTACTATTTTAAAAAATAATATTGTTAGTATTAGTAGACAAGGTGAGAAATTTTCAACTATATTTGATGATGATATTACCTATAAATTAGAAAATGGTGAATTTAGTAATGATGAACTTCAACGTTACTCTAGTTTATCGGGTAACGATTACTTCAAATTAATGACTTATGAATTTTAATATCGGTAAATCGATAAAAGATAAAGTAAGTAATTCAGTATGGGATTCAGTATATAATTCAGTAAGTGATTCAGTATATGATTCAGTATGGGGTTCAGTAAGTGATTCAGTAAGGGATTTAGTATATGATTCAGTACATGATTCAATACCAAAAATAAAATAATGATACTAGGTAAATAAACAATGAAACTAGGTAAACAAATAAAAGATAAAGTAAGGGATTCAGTAAGTAATTCAATACTAAAAATAAAATAAGTAATTCAGTAAAATTTTAAACAATAAATATGAGTAGTATGGAAAAATTAAATGTGGGTGTAAATGTAGCACCAAGTAGTACAAGTGGTCACTTCATCAAAAACGCTAAAAAAGTAGTAGATATTGATGCAGTAAATGAAACGTTCTTAGTTGAGGGTGAGTCTGTTTTAACAACAGAAAATCACACAACTTTAGAACAAAAGAAAAGTTGTTTAATCACAACACAAGTTGTTTACAATCCTTTGAAAGCAGTTTACGAAAAGTCAAAAGATTAATTAAATTAGGTGCAGAGGGAAAAATAATAACCTTCTGCACTTTTTTATTAAAACAATGATACTAGGTAAATCAATAAAAGATAAAGTAAGGGGTTCAGTAAGAGATTCAGTAAGTGATTCAGTATGGTATTCAGTAAGGAATTCAGTATGGACTCCAGTAAGGAATTCAGTAAGGAATTCAGTATGGACTCCAGTAAGTAATTCAGTAAGTCGTTCAGTAAGTAATTCAATACCAAAAATAAAAGAATAAAACTATGATAGTAGGTAAATCAATAAAAGATAAAGTAAGGGATTCAGTATTTGGTTCAGCAAGGTATTCAGTAAGTAATAAAGTAAATGATTCAGTATATGATTCTGTAAGTAATTCAGTATGGGATTCAGTACGTGATTTAGTAAGTGATTCAGTATGGAGTTCAGTAAGTAATTCAGTATGGTGTTCAGTAAGTAATTCAGAAGGGATTCAGTAAGGGATTCAGTAACGGATTTAATGCCAAAAATAAACAATGAAACTAGGTAAACCAATAAAAGATAAAGTAAGGGGTTCAATAAGGGGTTCAGTAAGGAATTCAGTAAGGAATTCAGTAAGGGATTCAGTAAGGAATTCAGTAAGGAATTCAGTAAGAGATTCAGTAAGTAATTCAATAATCTATTCGGTAAACCATTTAGTGAATCATTTAATAATGAAATCAGTAAGGAATTCAACGCCAAATATAAAACTATGATAATAGGTAAATCAATAAAAGATAAAGTAAAGGATTCAGTAAGGTATTCAGTAAGTAATTCAGTAAATAATTCAGTACATGGTTCTGTAAGTGATTCAGTATGGTATTCAGTAAGGTATTCAGTAAGGTATTCAGTAAGGGGTTCAGTAAGGTATTCATTAAGGGATTCAGTGATTAAATCAGTAAGTAATTCAGTAAGTGATAAAGTAAGGAATTCAGTATGGGATTCAGTATATAATTCAGTAAGGGATTTAATGTCAAAAATAAACAATGAAACTAGGTAAATCGATAAAAAATAAAGTAAGGGATTCACTATATAATTCAGTAAGGGATTCAGTCTGGAATTCAGTAAGGAATTTAGTAAGGAATTTAGTATGGTATTCAGTAAGTGATGCAGTACTGAAATCAGTAAGGAATTCAGTACCAAATATAAAATAATAAAACAATGAAGCTAGGTAAATCGATAAAAGATAAAGTAAACAGTTCAATAAGTAATTCAGTATATAATTCAGTAAGTAATTCAGTATATAATTCAGTATGGGATTCAGTATGGGTTTCAGTAAGTGATTCAGTATGGGGTTCAGTAGGTGATTCAGTACCAAAAATAAAAGAATAAAACTATGATAATAGGTAAATCAATAAAAGATAAAGTAAAGGATTCAGTAAGGTATTCAGTAAGTAATTCAGTAAATAATTCAGTACATGGTTCTGTAAGGGCTTCAGTATGGGTTTCAGTAAGGTATTCAGTAAGGGATTCAGTATATGATTCAGTAAGTGATTCAATACCAAATATAAAAGAATAAAACTATGATTCTAGGTAAATCGATAAAAAATAAAGTAAGGGATTCACTATATAATTCAGTAAGGTATTCAGTCTGGAATTCAGTAAGGGATTCAGTAAGTCGTTCAGTAAGGGATTCAGTATTTAAATCAGTACATGATTCAGTAAGTGATTCAGTAAGGAATTCAGTAACGGATTTAATGCCAAAAATAAACTATGAAACTAAGTAAATCAATAAAAGATAACGTAAGAGCTTCAGTATATTATTCAGTAAGTAATAAAGTAAGGGATAAAGTACTTTATTCTGTAAGTAATAAAGTAAATGATTCAGTATATGATTCTGTAAGTAATTCAGTATGGGTTTCAGTAAGTGGTTCAGTAAGGAATTCAATACCAAATATAAAACTATGATACTAGGTAAATCGATAAAAGATAAAGTAAGCGATTCAATAAGTAAGTCAGTATGGTATTCAGTGTATAATTCAGTAAGTAATTCACTAAGTAATTCAGTCTGGAATTCAGTAAGGGATTCAGTAAGTGGTTCAGTAAGGAATTTAATACCAAAAATAAAACTATGAAACTAAGTAAATCAATAAAAGATAAAGTAAGCGATTCAATAAGTAAGTCAGTAAGGTATTCAGTGTATAATTCAGTATATAATTCAGTAAAATATTCAGTAAAGGATTCAGTAAACCATTCAGTAAGTCGTTCAGTATGGAGTTCAGTAAGTAATTCAGTAAGGGCTTTAATACCAAATATAAAACTATGATACTAGGTAAACCAATAAGTAATTCAGTAAGGTATTCAGTAAGTAATTCACTAAGTAATTCAGTAAGGGATTCAGTAAGGGATTCAGTAAGGGATTCAGTAAGGTATTCAGTAAGTAATTCACTAAGTAATTCAGTAAGGGATTCAGTAAGGGATTCAGTATGTCATTCAGTAAGGGATTCAGTATGTCATTCAGTAAGGGATTCAGTAAGGAATTCAATACCAAAAATAAAACTATGATATTAGGTAAATCAATAAGTAAGTCAATAAGTAAGTCAATAAGTAATTCAGTAAGTAATTCAGTAAGTAATTCACTAAGTGATTCAGTAAGTAATTCAGTAATGGATTCAGTATGTCATTCAGTAAGGGTTTCAGTATGGAGTTCAGTATGGTACAAAGTAAATTCAGTAACTAATTTAGTATGGGATTTAGTAAGGAATTAAACACCAAATATAAAACTATGATATTAGGTAAATCAATAAAAGATAAAGTAATTAATTCAATGAACGATAAAGTAAGTCGTTCATTGAACCATTTAGTATGGAGTTTAGTGAGTAATTCAGCATGGAATTCAGTAAGGGATTCAGTAAACCAATCAGTAAGGAATAAAGTAAATGATTTAGTGTATGATTCAGTATTGAATTCAATAAAACAATAAAACAATGATACTAGGTAAATCAATAAAAGATAACGTAAGAGCTTCAGTATTGGGTTCAGTAAGGTATTCAGTAAGGGATTCAGTAAACCATTCAGTAAGTGATAAAGTAAGGAATTCAGTATGGGATTCAGTATATAATTCAGTAAGTGATTCAGTATATGATTCAGTATGGGGTTCAGTACCAAAAAATAAAACAATAAAAGAATGATGCTAGGTAAATCGATAAAAGATAAAGTAAAGGATTCAGTAAGGGATTCACTAATGGTTTCAGTAATGGTTTCAATAAGGGATTCAGTGATTAAATCAGTAAGTAATTCAGTATGTAGTTCAGTAAGGTTTTCAGTAAGTAAGTCGGTATGGGATTCAGTAAGTAAGTCGGTATGGGGTTCAGTAGGTGATTCAGTACCAAATATAAAATAATAAAACCATGATACTAGGTAAATCAATAAAAGATAAAGTAAGGTATTCAGTATGGGATAAAGTAAATGATTCAGTATGGGGTAAAGTAAATGATTCAGTATGGGTTTCAGTAAGTAATTCAGTAAGTAATTCAGTATTGAATTCAGTGCATGCTTCAGTAAGGGATTCAGCATATGGTTCAGTACATGCTTCAGTATATAAAACACTAAGTCGTTCATTATATAAATCAGTACCAAAAATAAAAGAATAAAACTATGATACTAGGTAAATCAATAAAATATAAAGTAAGTAATTTAGTAAGTAATTTAGTAAGTAATTCAGTAAGTAATTCAATAAGGTATTCAGTATGGTGTTCAGTATGGGATTCAGTACGTAATCCAGTAAGGTCTTCACTACCAAAAATAAAACTATGATACTAGGTAAATCAATAAAAGATAAAGTAAGGGATTCACTATATAGTTCAGTAAGTAATTCAGTATGGACTTCAGTATTTGATTCTGTAAATAATTCAGTAAGGTATTCAGTATGGTATTCAGTAAGGAATTCAGTAAGTGATTCAGTAAGTGGTTCAGTACCAAAAATAAAACTATGATACTAGGTAAATCAATAAAAGATAAAGTAAGGGTTTCAGTATGGAATTCAGTAAGGAATTCAGTAAGTCGTTCTTTAAGTAATTCAGTATTTAATTCAGTAAGGGATTCAGTAAGTCGTTCTTTAAGTCGTTCAGTATGGGGTTCAGTAAGGGATTCAGTATGGGATTCAGTAAGTAATTCAGTATGGGATTCAACGCTAAAAATAAAAGAATAAAACAATGATACTAGGTAAATCAATAAAATATAAAGTATGGGATTCAGTAAGGGGTTCAGTAGGTAATTCAGTAAGGGTTTCAGTAAGTAATTCAGTAAGTGATTCTGTATGGGATTCTGTATGGGATTCAGTAAGTCGTTCAGTAAGTCGTTCAGTAAGTAATTCAATACCAAAAATAAAAGAATAAAACAATGATACTAGGTAAATCAATAAAAGATAAAGTAAGCAGTTCAATAAGGGGTTCAGTAAGGGATTCAGTATGGAATTCACTAAGTAATTCAGTAAGTGATTCAGTATATGATTCTGTATGGGATTCAGTATGGGGTTCAGTAAGGGATTCAGTACCAAATATAAAACTATGAAACTATGAGACTATGAAACTATGATACTAGGTAAATCAATAAAAGCTAAAGTAAGTAATTCAGTATGTGATTCAGTAAGGTATTCAGTAAGGAATTCAGTAAGTGATTCAGTAAGTAATTCAGTAAGTCGTTCAGTATGGGGTTCAGTAAGTAATTCAGTACCAAATATAAAATAATAAAACCATGAAACTAGGTAAATCAATAAAAGATAAAGTAAGCAGTTCAATAAGGGATTCACTAAGGGATTCAGTAAGGAATTCAGTAAATCGTTCAGTAAGGGCTTCAGTATGGGTTTCAGTATATAATTCAGTATGGAATTCAGTATGGGTTTCAGTATATGATTCAGTAAGGGATTCAGTAAGGGCTTCAGTACCAAAAATAAAACGATAAAACAATGAAACTAGGTAAATCAATAAAAGATAAAGTATGGAGTTCAGTAACGGATTCAGTAAGGGATTCAGTAAGGAATTCAGTAAACCATTCAGTAAGTGATAAAGTATGGGGTTCAGTAAGTAATAAAGTAACTAATTCTGTATGGAATTCAGTACCAAAAATAAAACTATGATACTAGGTAAATCAATAAAAGATAAAGTAAGCGATTCAGTAAGGGATTCAGTCTGGACTTCAGTATGGGATTCAGTAAGTGGTTCAGTAAGGAATTCAGTAAGGAATTCAATACCAAAAATAAAACTATGAAACTAGGTAAATCAATAAGTAATTCAGTAATAGATTCAGTATGGGATTCAGTATATAATCCAGTAAGGTATTCAGTAAGGTATTCAGTAAGTAATTCAGTAAGGGATTCAGTAAGTGATTCGGTAAGGGATTCAGTAAGGGATTCAATAAGGAATTCAATACCAAAAATAAAACTATGAAACTAGGTAAATCGATAAAAGATAAAGTAAATAATTCAGTAAGTAATTCACTAAGGAATTCAGTATGTGGTTCAGTTAGCCGTTTAGTACATGTTTCAGTATGGGGTTCAGTATTGAAATCAGTATTGAAATCAGTAAGGGATTCAGTACCAAATATAAAATAATAAAACCATGATACTAGGTAAATCGATAAAAGATAAAGTAAATAATTCAGTAAGTAATTCAGTATATAATTCAGTAAGTGATTCAGTATATAATTCAGTATGGGATTCAGTATGGGTTTCAGTAAGTAATTCAGTATGGGGTTCAGTAAGTAAATCGGTGCCAAAAATAAAACGATAAAACAATGAAACTAGGTAAGTCAATAAAAGAAAAAGTAAGCCGTTCAGTAACGGATTCAGTAAGTCGTTCAATATGGGTTTCAGTAAGGTATTCAGTAAGTAATTCAGTAAGGTCTTCAGTATGGTATTCAGTAAGGACTCCAGTAAGTAATAAAGTAAGAGATTCAGTAAGTAATTCAGTAAGTGATTCAGTAAGTGGTTCAATAAGGAATTCAATACCAAATATAAAAGAATAAAACAATGAAGCTAGGTAAATCAATAAAAGATAAAGTATGGAGTTCACTAACTAATTCAGTAAGGGATTCAGTATGGAATTCAGTAAGTAATTCAGTAAGTAATTCTTTAATTCGTTCAGTAAGTGATTCAGTATGGGATTCAGTATGGGATTCAGTACCAAATATAAAACTATGAAACTATGAAACTAGGTAAATCAATAAGTAAATTAGTAAGAGATTCAGTAAGAGATTCAGTAAGAGATTCAGTATTGAAATCAGTAAGTAATTCAGAATGGGTTCCAGAATGGGTTTCAGTAAGTAATTTAGTATATGATTCAGTAAGGGATTCAGTACCAAAAATAAAATAATAAAACAATGAAACTAGGTAAATCAATAAAAGATAAAGTAAGTAATTCAGTAAGTAATTCACTAAGGGATTCAGTAAGGAATTCAGTAAATCGTTCAGTAAGGGCTTCAGTATGGGTTTCAGTATATAATTCAGTATGGAATTCAGTAAGTAAATCGGTGCCAGAAATAAAATAATAAAACAATGATACTAGGTAAGTCAATAAAAGATAAAGTAAACGGTTCAATAAGTGGTTCAGTATGGGATTCAGTATATGATTCTGTAAGTAATTCAGTATATAATTCAGTAAGGAATTCAGTAAGTAATTCAGTATGGGATTCAGTAAGGAATTCAGTAAGTAATTCAGTATGGGATTCAGTATTGAAATCAGTAAGGGATTCAGTACCAAATATAAAATAATAAAACCATGATACTAGGTAAATCGATAAAAGATAAAGTAAGGGATTCAGTAAGTAATTCAGTAACGGATTCAGTAAGTAATTCAGTGTATGATTCAGTAAGGGATTCAGTATGGGATTCAGTAAGGGATTCAGTAAGGGATTCAGTATGGAATTCAGTAAGGGGTTCAGTAAGGTATTCAGTAAGGGATTCAGTGATTAAATCAGTAAGTAATTCAGTAAGGGGTTCAGTAAGGAATTCAGTAAGGAATTCAGTATGGGAATCAGTAAGTAATTCAGTAAGTAATTCAGTAAGGGATTCAGTACCAAAAATAAAAGAATAAAACTATGATATTAGGTAAATCAATAAAAGATAAAGTAAACAGTTCAATAAGGGGTTCAGTAAGGGGTTCAGTAAGTGATTCAGTATGGGATTCAGTATGGGGTTCAGTATGGAATTCAGTAAGTGATTCAGTATATAATTCAGTATGGGATTCAGTATGGGATTCAGTAAGTCGTTCAATATGGGTTTCAGTAAGGTATTCAGTAAGTAATTCAGTAAGGTCTTCAGTAAGGAATTCAATACCAAAAATAAAACGATAAAACAATGAAACTAGGTAAATCAATAAGTAATTTAATAAGCAGTTCAATAAGGGGTTCAATAAGGGGTTCAGTAAGTAATTCAGTAAATGATTCAGTAAGTGGTTCAGTATTGAAATCAGTAAGTACTTCAGTAGGTAATTCAGTATGGGATTCAGTACCAAAAATAAAAAAATAAAACAATGAAACTAGGTAAATCAATAAGGGGTTCAGTAAGCATTTCAATAAGGGGTTCAATAAAAGATAAAGTATGGGTTTCAGTAAGTAATTCAGTAAGGTATTCAGTACATGATTCAGTAAGTGATTCAGTATGGGGTTCAGTAAGTGATTCAGTATGGAATTCAGTAAGTAATTCAGTATTTAATTCAGTACCAAAATAAAACGATAAAACAATGAAACTAGGTAAGTCAATAAA